GAAAACGGCCGAAACCCCGTGAAAAACCCCAAAAACCGGCAGCCGCATCGTCCGCCAGTTCGGCAGCGTCATCGGCATCATCTGCGTCTGCTTCAAAAGATGAGGCGACCAGACAGGCGTCAGCAGCGAAGGGCAGTGCCACGACGGCATCCACGAAAGCAACAGAGGCGGCAGGCAGTGCGACGGCAGCATCTCAGAGCAAAACTGCTGCTGAATCCGCTGCGACCCGTGCGGAAGCTGCTGCTGATCGTGCTGAAGAGATTGCCGGTGCAGTTGCGATGGAAGACGCAAGCCTTACAACTAAAGGTGTTGTGAAACTTAGCAGTGCTGTCGACAGCACCAGTGAATCGCTGGCCGCAACGCCAAAAGCAGTTAAAGCAGCCAATGACAATGCGAATAGCAGGGTGCCATCTAACCGAAAAGTTAACGGTAAAGCACTGACTGCGGATATCACATTAACGCCGAAAGATATTGGTACTTTAAATTCAGTAACGATGTCTTTCTCTGGCGGGGCTGGGTGGTTCAAACTGGCTACGGTTACCATGCCACAAGCGAGTTCCATCGTTTACATCGCATTGATTGGTGGCGCTGGTTACAACGTCGGCTCCCCACATCAGGCAGGCATTTCAGAACTGGTTCTACGAGCAGGCAATGGAAACCCCAAAGGGATTACAGGTGCTTTGTGGAAGCGTACAGCTGTCGGATTAACGAATTTCGCCTGGATCAACACATCCGGCGATACATATGATATTTACGTTGAGATTGGCAATTATGCGACGAGTGTAAATATCCATTGGGATTGTACTGCAAATGCGACAGTTTCTATTTATACATCGCCAACATATTCAGCGAGTAAGCCTTCCAGCGTTACCGATGGTGTTGTTTATACGATGTATAGCACACATCAGAAACCGACGCCGTTAGATATTGGTGCACTGCCAACAACCGGAGGAACAGTTTCAGGTCCGTTGTCTGTTACTGGTGGGATCACCGGAACATTAAATGGTAATGCAAGTACAGCAACGAAATTGCAGACGGCAAGATCTATCGGTGGAGTTGGTTTCGACGGTTCTGCAAATATCAACCTTCCAGGTGTAAATACTACGGGTAATCAGAACACCACTGGTAATGCTGCAACTGCTACAAAACTTCAGACGGCAAGAACTATCGGCGGCGTGAGCTTTGATGGTACTGCGAATATTAATTTGCCAGGTGTTAATACGACTGGTAATCAGAATACAACGGGCAACGCGGCTACTGCTACGAAGTTGCAGACTGCGCGTACTATTAATGGGGTGTCGTTTGACGGCTCGGCAAATATTTCCTTGTCGCCAGCAAATATAGGTTGCCCGGCATCTCCTACTGGTTGGTTAACTACAGGAAGTAATGGCGGAGCAATAACAACAGCACAGTTAGTGACGTTATTGCAAAATAATGGAGCATTTAACACAAAGTCATGGATTGCTCGATGTGCGTGGGCCTATGCCAATAGTGCAACCATACCAAATAGTGAAACTGGTTGTGGCGTTATTCCATTGGCAGGAGCTGTTATAGAGGTATTTAATAACGGTAGTAGCTCAAACAATTATACGATCCGTATAACAACGGCCACAACGACGAGTGTCTCTGGTGCTCTCACTAATGCGGAGTTTATCTATGTATTTAATGGCACAGATTATTCTCCAGGATGGCGAAGAGTATATAACACGAAAAACAAACCAACAGCCTCTGATGTCGGTGCATTACCTCTTACCGGTGGTACATTATCTGGAGGTTTGACATCTTCTGGCGAGATCATTTCAAAATATGCAAATGGTTTCCGCATTGCTTACGGTAGCTTTGGGTTCTTTATCCGTAATGATGGATCGAACACATATTTCATGCTAACAGCATCAGGAGACACATTAGGTTCATGGAACGGTTTGCGACCTATTACAATTAATAATACCAGCGGTGCTGTATCAATTGGTAATGGACTAAATGTGACTGGTGGCGTAAATGGTAGTTTGAACGGTAATGCTTCAACAGCTACGAAGTTGCAAACAGCGAGAAACATCAATGGTGTTAAGTTTGATGGCTCAGGCGATATCAACATTAATACATTGGTATCTCGTGGCCGAGTTACGGCGTTAAGCGGTTCTACTCAAGGTACTGCTGGCATTCAAATGTACGAGGCGTACAACAATAGCTACCCGACCACGTATGGCAACGTATTGCACATGAAAGGTGCGAGTGCTGCTGGTGAGGGCGAGTTGCTTATTGGCTGGAGTGGTACGAGCGGTGCACATGCGCCGGTTTTCATTCGCTCCAGAAGAGATACCACTGATGCGGCATGGTCAGCGTGGGCGCAGGTATATACCGCTAAGGATTCAATCCCTGGTGTGAATACAACCGGTAATCAGAATACTACTGGTAATGCCGCAACAGCCACAAAATTGCAGACAGCAAGGAAAATTGCTGGTGTGGCGTTTGATGGCTCTGCCGATATAACTTTGACTGCGGCTAACCTTAATGCTTACACGAAAACAGAGGTAACAAACCTTCTAAGTTCCTATGTGAAGAGCAGTGCTCTTCCAAGCATGACTGTGCGAACTTCCTCTGTTTCAGGTGGGGATATGGGCATGAGCTTGTCCGCATTCATTAGCCACCTAAAATCAAATGGGGCGTTTAGCAAAAGTTATTGGATTGGATTTGGCGATGCTATGGGATTCAATGCTGGCAGTATCAACAATATAACGGGATTTGGTGCTGTAGAATTAGCAGAATCTATAATCGAAGTTTTTAATCTACCTAACGGTGATTATACAATTCGTTTAACAACGTCACATAAAGCTGACTACGGTGGAGTTACAAACGCAATCCTCGTTTATCACTACCGTAGTAATAGAAGTCCGTCAGGTCAATGGCTGAAATTTGCAGGTACTGTTGGGGCAACAAGTAACTGATTTAGACATTATTTATATGGCTGTGAGGTTTAAAATGCGATCTCACAGCCGCAATCATAGGGATATATTAGTGAGTTACTAGATACGAATTTGAACAGCCGTTAAACGGCATATGCATAGATAGGTAAGTATATACCTATAATTGAAAGGAGAAGTGTGATATAAATCCGCCATCCCGATTTGACTTTTCATGGAGGAAAATATGTCGAACGAGATGGCGGGCGTTACAACAGAGCAAGTTGAGCGTATTGCCGCGATCGTTGCTCGGGAGGTTGTTGGTAAATTAGGTAAAGAGCTACGTGAAGAAATTGGCCAGGAGGTCAATGATCAGCTGAAAACCTACTTTGGTGATATGACCCCGGCGCAACATAGTATTCAACACTCCAATCTGGACAAACTCCTTAACCGGTTAGATTCCATCTCCAGTGGGTTCTTTGGCGGCATTGTTTCTAAAATAACGTCGTTCATTATTACTGCACTGCTTTTGGGGTTAGCCGCGTATGGCGTAAAAAATGGACTGCAATAACAGGAGATCAAGGATGAAGACTCCGAGAGGCATTCGTAATAATAACCCCGGTAATCTTGATAAAGGATCACCGTGGCAAGGTCTGGTTGCGAATCCAGACGAACCGCGCTTTTGCACGTTTAAAGACCCTGTTTGGGGGATTCGTGCGCTGGCGGTGACTCTAATTACCTACCACGACAAACGTCGCGCAAAAGACGGCTCAAGTATCGATACCATTCGTGAAGTTATTGAACGTTGGGCACCGCCGAATGAAAACAATACTGACGCCTACATTAATGAGGTGTCTAAAGCCGTTGGTGTAACCGCAGACATGATCATCGATCTGCATGATTACGACATCCTTCGACCTTTGGTTGAGGCAATCATTCGCCATGAGAATGGGCGAGGTCCGCTAAAAACGCTGAACACCTGGTATGCGGCAGAAGTTATTGAGGAAGGTCTGCGTCGAGCTGGCGTCGTTAAGCCGGTGAAAACCGTGAAGGCTGTTCCTGTAACTAAAGAAACCGCAGGCGCAACTGTCACAGCAGGTATTGGTCTGGCGCAGCTGGCCGATGTTATGCCGCAGGTTTCCGCTGCTATGGATAAAGCACAAGGTCATATCTCTAGCGGGGATACAGTACGCATCATCTTCGGCATTGCCACTATTTTTGTGGCCGGATTCATTGCCTGGTCGCAGGTAAGAAGACACCAGAAAGGGATGGTCTAATATGCTAGGCAGCCTGATGACAAAGCTAAAAGTTGCTTTGATTACGCTGGCTGCCGTTCTTTTCGTTCTTGTCGGCGCTTACACGATGGGCGGAAATGCGGCGCGACGAGCAATGGAAGAGAAGGCAAAACAGGAAGACAGAAAACGACTTCAAAACACAGTGAAAGTGGTGAATGAGACGAGCAGTAAAATACGTCAGAAAGATGCTTCTGCCGTTCATCGTGAGTTGTATGATAAGTGGGTGCGTCATTAAACCACAAACAGCCAGCGTGTTGTTCTGCGATGGGGCTGAGCCTATCTATATCAGCAATAATGATGTAATGACTGAAGAAACCGAACGCCAAATCCTTTTTCACAATACGATGGGAGAGAGGGTTTGTGGTTGGTGATGTCGAAGTTCCCCTCAAATGAGGGGAACACATTATTCTTCGAACAATTTTTCGATAGATTTTGTAGGATAGAACAAAGAACGCTCGTTGTTACCAACCAGCTGGATAAAGCCTAAACTTTTATAAAACGCCTTGGCTTTGTCATTTAACGCCTCAACGAAAAGTCCATGAATGCCTACAGCAAGAGATGCATTGTACACAACGCGCATTGCATGTGTTACAAGCATTGAGCCAAATCCTTGACCTTGAAGGGACTTGTCCAAAGCCAGCCTACCCAAAGTAACACTTGGAACATTCCGATAAGGAACCTTCTTTTGTTTGCTTCTTGAAGGTAAGGACTCCTTTTCAAAACAACTACCTGACAAAGTGTAATATCCTAACACTTTTGGCCTTTCTTCTTGAGTGCAAAGCACATAAGCACGAAGAATTTTTCCCTCATGCTGCCTTTTTAAGTGGTTGGCTAAAAAGGCGTTTAGTGACTCTTCGCCGCAATCAAAACCGTTTAGATCATAATCTTTCTCTCCAGAGAAAATCTCTATCGTTGTATTGCTCACGAGTAAACTACTCCATGCTTTTCAGACGATCAGCAGCTCGTTTCAGCTTGTCGTTCGGTGCCGGAGGATTGCTTATAGCGTCCATAACCAGATTCCAGGATTCTTCATTCAGAACTAGTCTACGGTGTTGCTCTATAACTTTCACGGCACGTTCAGATGCACTGCTAACCATAAACTGAGTAATGCTCTGGTTAGACATTGCGGCAGCTTCCTCGATGATGCTTTTATCGTCATCGGTTAATCTCAAATCGATGCGCTGCTTTTTTAGTGCTGACATGTATTCCTCCTGATGGCCGTGATGTAGGAAGGCCATCAATCTCCTCTGTTCAAACTGAGTTTTCGACTCAAAAATTACTTTAAAAGGCTATAGCCCATTACGTGTGCATTATCAAATTGTGTACGGCATATCACCGTACTTGTAATATAGAGGTCATTGTTACTTTTTTCAACAGACAAATACAAGCTATGATTGCCAATTGTTAATCACAACCTACCATTTAACCTTTACACCGCAGCCGTAGGCATTTAGGCTATATCACATATAAGAAAACAAGTTGTTTCAGACGATAATTATATACGCAAAGGGAACTCTCCAATGACCAAGATCTTTGTGGTTGGCGGCACAAAGGGCGGGCCTGGCAAATCCACCGTTGCCCAGCAAATTGCCGTTTGCCTGAAAGTCAAAAAGAAGAAGAAGGTTTATATTACCGATATAGATATTCAGCGCACGACAACGAGCTGGTGTGAAGACCGTCGACAGAACGAAGACCTTGAGCTGATTCCTTTTGCATACGTTCAGGATGACATCATTAAGCACCTAAAATCGCTTCAGGGTAGAGCTGAGTTTGTAGTGGTAGATGCTGGTGGCTTCGACTCCGAAATTCAGCGACAAGCGATGCTGATGGCTGACGTTATCATTATCCCGCTGCGTCCTAAGCGTCGTGATTTGAAATCTTTACGTGACATCGATCCTATTATCGACAATGTTCGCAATGTAAACGATAAAGTGAAGGTCCGCGCGGTCATGAACCAGTGCCCGGCTTTGCCATCACAAGTGTCTCGCATTCTGGCGGCTAAAGAGATTGTTGAGACGTTTGGAATCGAGTCTGCGCCAGTCAATCTATATAACCGCAACGTCTATGATGATGCGGAAGAGTCTGGTCGTTCTATCTTTGAAATGACCGGTAGCGAGCGCGACAAAAAGGCGGAAGCCGAGTTTGAAGAATTTGTAGATTATCTGTTGAGTCTGGAGGAAGAAGAATAATGTCCATGAAAATGGGTGACCTAGCAAAGCGCAAAGAGCCTGATGCACCGGCTAAGAACACAACTCCTTTGCGCCAACCAGTCAGACCACAGGGACGCCCGACTCGTGGCAAAGAGAAAATTAAAAGCCGCACAATGTCACTGGAGGACGAATACTTCGAACTGCTGGAGATGATGAAGTTCATCCCTCGCTTCGAGAAGTTCACTCGTTCTGACGTGATTCGAGCAGCCATTTTCCATCTGGCAGAGAAGTCACCGCAGGAAATCGAGGACATCGTGAAATTGAATGAGGCGATCACCGCTGCCGATGTCACGATGCGTACCGATGAAATCAAACGAGAGTTGATGAAGAAAGGTTAAAAATCATGCATTGGCGCGTACATTGCGCCAATGCATAACTACAGTGTCAGCTTTATGCCGCGCTAACACTATGTTCAGTCCTAACCACCCCAACCTTCACAAAAGGGCTACCGTAGCTTGGTGGCTTCTTGATTAATTTGCCTACATACAGTTTTCTAATATGCTCATCGGCTATTCTGCCAACAAATTCATAACGTTTTGTGTCGGGGCCAAGAGCTATATCCCTTGTAAAGTACTGCTGAGAACCGGCTTTGACCCAGCATTCAATCTGATAAACTTCCATTATTAGCCCACCATATGTAGCGTAGGCATATTTGAGATTCTCGTCTCTTGGAACCTTTGCCCATACGCCACGCGTAGCTTCATATAATGCCAGAGCGGACATTCCTGACTTGTAGGTGCTGTTTAGCAGGAAGGCAAGACCGGCGTGCTCAGGAGCAATTTCAGTTTCCTCTTGCAGCACTAAGTGATGGTAGGCGTCCAGTGATATTCTGCCCATCATGGAACCACTTCCTCGTACCTTATTCGTAAGCTCTCCGACCCCCATAAGGTCGATGCATGTCGCCTCAACAAGTTTGGCTGTGGTTTCATCCATACCATGACGAAGAATATCTATGCCTAATTTTTTATTAGCCAAAAGTTCTTTGATCCGCATGGATTTGGGAGAGTCATCGGGATACTTGATGTGATCGAGACAACGAGTCGATTTGCCTTTTCCTATGTAAAACGGTCTTTTCATCTTGTCTTCTGTATCATAGAGACAGTAAACATAGTATTTAGCCTTATCCAATGATCTCGCGTATACCGATAAATCGTCCATTATTGCATCTCTTAGCTACTGACTAATGCGTTCTATTTTACACATAAGTTTTTAATCAATTTAACAGGCTCAAAGTGTAGAGCTTCTGGGCGTCTAAGACGACAAGTTATGCCTGCTTCTGTATATATAAATAATAAGTAACTTATTAAATATATACGGAAGCAGGTCTTTTAAAAGACACCACCAGAACAACTCCCTTCCGTTTCCACTTCCAAAAACTGCCACCAGTCGCTATCATCCGCTCATTGTGATAAGTAAGTAACTACCTACCAGGTGAGCCACATGAGCCAAATCTTTTTCGATACCATCGACAACGACCAGTACGACTTCATGACAGAGTGGAATACCGCTGTTATGGACAAGTGGGTCGCTGAAAACATTGGTTTGTCGCGCTGTAAAGACGAGGCTGAACTCTTCGAGACGAAGTGGTTTGATTACCGCGACATGCATCCTCTCATGGCCACCTGTCTTTTTACGGAGGCATACAAACGTCAGTACTCAAATATCATGCTGACGCACGGTCGCGAACACTTTGAAACAGCTCCGTTCACCACCGGGTTAAAACGCCTGCCTTATCAGGAGTTGTCGACTGCCAATAAAACGTCGCTATGGAAAGCACGCCAGTTTGCTGACCGCTATTGCTGCTCATACGACTACTTTATCTCCACCGTTCTTTCCGCAGCTGCACGACGTCTGTGGGACAAGCTGCCTCGCCCACAGCATTTGTGGCAGCCAGAACTGATTGAGATATTTGAAGAGAAATTAGCCAGACGCGCAACAACCCGTCTGGATGACTCTCTGGTTAGCTTTAAGCATATAGGAGACATGCAGTTCAACCCGATCCAGGAAAGCTATTTTGAGTGGATTCTGGAGCGTTTGCGCACCATCCCTCGCAGCAAGCGCATACGCGCAATTTTCTCCGCTATCTGGCTAATGGAAATCGTTCCAGAGCGCCTTATTTCCGACCACTTTCCAGAAGAACTGGAAGAAGCACGGCGGTTTATTGATCCCCTATCTAATTAACTAATACTAGAAAACAATTTGTTTAAAAAACAAAGGAAAGCACATGACCGAACTTTGCCATACAGGACGCGGGCTGTCCGAAGAGTTTGATGAAGATTTCCAGAACAGACTGACGGCATATTTTTGTCGTGATCACGAGTTTCTTACTCGTGCGGGAGATCTGGTTGTGCCTAGCCAATTTGCCAATGCGGCCAATGCCATATTGGTTAATATGGTTTCGGGCTATTACCGTATGTACAAGAGCGCGCCCTCTTCATCTGCAATTCTGGATATGCTTAAGCGTGCGAAACGCGATAAGACTATCCGTGAGGAACTATTCGCCGATGTTGTTGCTGCGTTTAAGCGCATTCTTGCAGAAAAATTGTCCGATACCTCGTACATGGTTGACCAGGTATCAACCTTCGCAAAAAGTGTAGCGTTTGATGATGCTCTGATTAAGGCTGCTGAACTGAAAGAGAAAGGCGACTTTCAGGGGGCGATGGCAATCATGGCCAAGGTTCAGCAGATTGGATCGAACGAAGCGACCGGAATCTATGACTACTACACCTCCGCAAGTGAGCGATTGAAAGCGCGTGAATATGAGGCTTCAGAGGAGTATGTACCAAACAGTATTACAACTGGACTCCCTCTTCTCGATAGGTTGCTGTACCAAAAAGGCTGGGCAAAGCGCGAAATGGTGCTCTTCATGGGGTTCGCTAAATCCGGTAAATCGACCGCAATGGGTGAGTTTTCCATAAACGCAACGCTTGCTGGCTACAATGTTCTGTATCTCTCGCTGGAGGTTCACACCACCATTTTATCCGACCGTTTTGATGCAAGATTGTCGGAGACGGAAATGTCCAAGCTGGTGGAACGGCGCGATGAGGTTCATCGTAAGTTGGCAGAGTTGGGAGCCACGAAGGGGATTGGTAGTTTGTGGGTTGTCGAGCGTCCGTCAGGAAGTATGTCACCGGCAGACCTGGATCGTATGCTTAACAGCATGAAAGCCAATGGCATGGTGCCTGACATGGTTGTTGTCGACTACGCAGATTTGATGCGTGCCAGTTATGACCTTCGTGATGATCGCGCCAACATTCGTAGTATCTACACCGATTTACGTGCTCTTTATGACAAGCATAACGTTGCTGGTATCACGGCGTCGCAAACAAACCGTGAAGGTGGCGCGTCAGAAGTTGCCACAATGATGCACGCTGCCGACAACATCGAAAAAGTACGTATTGCTGACCTGGTAATAACGATCAACAAAACCGAAGAAGAAGAAGCGAAAGGAGAGGCTCGTCTCTACTTTGCTGGTTCGCGTAACCAGCAGGGAGGGATCAGCATTCGCGTTAAACAAAACCTCGAACAAATGCGCTTCATTGAGCGAATCTTAGACGTTACCTAAAAAATAAGCGTGGAGAACACCTCCACGCTTGATTCATTGGTGAAACAACTTTTCTTTTGCCAAACCACAAAAGAAAAACACATGAGCCTTTATGTTATATCAACATTTAGGTTGGTCACAATATTGCCTGTTAAAAGTGGAATTATCGTGAGCGAGCTGAAAGAGCTAATTACCGAATTAGATTTTGAACAATGGTTGGATACTGAAGGTATCGTTTATCGACGTGGAGGCGTGAGTGCTCGCGGTCGTGAAGTGAATATCAAGGAGTGTCCGGTATGCGGCAGCTCCAACTGGAAGGTATATTTCAATCTGACCAGCGGCGTAGGCAAATGCTTCGCTGGTGATCATCCCGAAGAGATTCAGTTCAATAAGCTGGTTTTCCTCAAGCACTACAGCGGCAAATCACGACGACAGTTCGAGGAATATGTGCAGAACGCTCTTCTTTCGCAGGGGTGGGCACCAAAGAAAGAAGAGATAGTGCTTGCAAGCACAGTCGAGTTAGAGGGGCCACTTGCACTCCCTCGTCATTACGAACTTCCTATAGATGGCCGTCTTCCAGACTATCTGGTTGAACGAAACATATCGCCTGAAATGGCAAAGTATTTTGACCTACGATACTGCGTCGAAGGTAAGCACGCCTATGTAGATCCGTATACAGATCAGGTTAAAGGACAGATATTCGATATGCGAATACTGATACCGGTTTACGATCTGGATGGGGTAATGAAGACATTTCAGGGACGAGACATTACCGGTACAGCAGAACGCCGCTACCTCTTCCCTATGCAGCTGCCGGCGTCGGGTAAGTTTCTCTACAACGGCCACAACGCAGTCGGGAAACAAACAGTCGTTGTGTGTGAAGGGGCATTTGACGTAATGGGCGTGAAGCGAGCCATCTTCGACGAAAAGACGCTGAGGGATTATGTAGAGCCAATTGGCACGTTCGGGATGCACTTGTCCGGAAATATGAATGAGGACGCTGAAGATCAGTTGGGCGCGTTCCTGACGCTCAAGGCGCGTGGATTACGCAACGTCATCATGATGTGGGATAGCGAGAAGCAAGCGATCCGCAACACCATGTCGGCGGCCAAACGCCTCACCAGCATCGGACTAAATGTCAAAGTGGCCTGTCTGGGCGAAGAAGGTCTCGACCCCGGCGACGCGACGCCAGAGCAGATCCTCAAAGCCTATTATCGTGCCAAGCCTTACTCCAAACAGCTGGAGTTAAAATGCAAAGTGCTCGGTATCAAGTCACTCGTGTAGTTTAAGTTGTGGGAGACAGACGGTTCAGGACAAACGCTGCGATATTATTTAGTGCTATATTTAGCAAACTTGCATCATATGTTTGGTCGTTATCCTTAGGTTTAAAATTGCTGATACTGACTGTCTCACTGTGCTCATTTTCATAGAAACGTTTACTGCTTGAATCTAGGCGTTTGAGGACGTAAATTTGCCCAAATTCAATCCACTCACCTTCACCATTGAGTCCGCTCCCTGTTTTGACTGAGATGAAGTACTTTGCCAGCTTGGTTGTAATGCAGTCTTCATTTTTTTCTATGCAAACCTTAATGCCGGCGGCTTTCAAACTACGATAAATGCTGTTTGGATATGCCCCACTATAGATTTCGCTGCTTTCAATGATAATGACGTCGTATTCTTCCTTTGGCTCAATAGATAAAGCTTCAGGCTCCAAATCATCCTTGTGAAAAATAAATCCTAAAAGACGCTCAAGTTCATCTGTTAATTTGAACATGGGGTTCGCTTGGATCTCGCCAGCCCTGTCTTCGTAGACGAGACCCGAGGTTATGAGCTTATTTAGCGATCTCAGAGCCATTCCACTTTTTTGTGATGTGAGGCTAACTTGGGCTAATACAGTTGATTTATAGCCTTTTATTGGCGAGCTTGTTGTGATGTAAAGTTTGCGCGCATATTCAATATCAAAGCAGGTTAACCCACTCAGTATGTGGATAAAAAATAGTTTTTCATCGTCGTTAAGGCTGCTGCGGGCTAGGCTTACCGTCAAGCGAATGTAGTATTCTGTTTTCTTGTCTTCATCATCAAGCACGAGCTTTTTGACTAACGCCGAAAAGTGTTCTCTTGAGATATCGACCTCATCGTCGCAAATTTCACCAATGCCCATAATGTAACGGTTGAATCGATCACGACAAGTCGTCGCATTTATCTCTGAGAACAACGTGAACATTTTTTCCGCTGCCTCAATATGAGGTCCAACAAGCGGTATAGATTTGGCAAACGCCAAACCAGTTTCTTTCAATACCTTCCTGTGTTGCATCACGTTTTTGGACAACGTTGTCATAGACCTAAGCCTTGTGTGTTTAACGTATTAGTTAAGTGAAATCATATAGAAGTGACCTGACAGCTACAACTGGACAAGATTAAGAGCATTTTTTATAAACGAAAATAAACGCCTACATTGATAAGTAGATACATACTTATATTTCTGTAAGAATATGCTCGACGAAGGAATTGAGGAACCTTTATGAAAGCAGATATTCAGAAGTCCGTTACCGAAATCATCGACAAATCAGGCGTAGAAATTGATACAGAAGAGCGCCAGAAGATTATCGATGAGGCGATCCAGACTGCGCTGGAGCACATCGCCACGTCTGTGAGCACCGCACCTCTTTCGGAAGGCTCGAAATACATGCGGGTCTGGGTTCGTTTTGGGGAGTCCCCGGAGCTGCCTGGTGTTAAACAGAAACGCGCGGCACTCGTGGCGTTCACTCGCAAAATGAAGGACGCAACGGTCGAAGTACGCGCCGGTGCATGGTACGACGGTCGCGTTGTCTACACCAATCAGGCAGTGTGCGATGAAGGTGAACGGTTTGAGGAAATTGTCGACGCGACTCTTCGCGCGATCAAAGGCAGGGCTGGCGTAGAGGATGATCCTTCTATCGCGGCGTTCCTGAGCATTGTCGAACTGCCTGAAGTTACCGAACGCGTTACAGATCTGACAACCCCACCTGGTTTGCTGGAGTTGGTGGTCAGTGGCGATACCAAAAAAGCCGTTGAGCGCATTCGTGAGGTGGAATACGGCATCATCTGCGATATGTGCCGCAGCGACTTAGACCTGGTGCGCATCATTGTCGACGCGGGTCAGACATGTGACGGTGTGCTCGCCAGTTTTGCAGGGCAGGTGGCACGCCTGGCCAACGAGCTGCCGATGATTAAACAGGAGGCAAAATCCTACGCCGTCCACCATGCCAACGATTTACTGGAACCATACCGGTTCGAAGCCGCTCAGGACAAAATGACTGGCTGGGCTACCTGGTAAGCCTTGATAAACCATTTAGCCCCCTGGTGGGGCTTTTTTAAACTGCGCTCAATAAGTAAGTACACGACTACGGTTAGAAGCATGTCCACAAAAACAGATTTGTCGAAAATCCCGTCTATCTCCGGAAACAACGGTTATTCGCTGCGCTGTCAGGAAGTGAAGATCAACGGCCATGAGGCCCATTGCAGCTATACAGTCTGCCAGCACACCATCCTCGCCTACAAAGAGAAGCGTCTCCCAGCGACATCGTTCCAGTCCTGCGCTGCGGCCATTGCTGCTGGAAAATGCCAGGCGCTGAAGATGATGGTCGAAGAGATCCGCAAAGGCGAACAGCTCTACTTCATCGATATGGCTGCGCTTATCAAAGAAGTGGAAGAGCAAAACGACCACGCCAGAACGCTTACCCGGAAGCGCAACACCATGACGATTCAACGCACGAAGAAAACAGAACCAGCCAAACCCGAAACCACGTCCACCGATTCACTGGCGCCTGTCACTGACGTGTACGCGGCACTCATTGAAGAAGCAACCAAAGAAAACACATGAAAACTCCCGAGCGACCGATGGAAGTTAAACACTAATGGAAAAACTGATCGCCCTAAAGCACAAGCTGGATGCCATAAAAACGATGGGAACCAACGCCAAAAAAGAGGCGCTGGCCAACCTTGATGAATTTGAGCAGAGCATGGTCTCGCTAATGCTCAACCCATTCATTCGATTCGGTGTGAAGAAGTACAAAGTGGTCGAGCCACTCGATACTTCCGTACCCATCGACCAGAAGGTAGTCGAGCTGCTGGAGAAGCTGGCGGCGCGCGAACTGACCGGGAACGCGGCCATTACTGCTGTTGAGTCTATCGTGGCGTCAATGTGCGCCGATGGGCAGGACGTGTTCCGTCGTTTCCTCTTAAAAGACCCGAAAGCGGGTGTTGGGATTAGCCTATGCAACAAGGTTTTTGAAAATCCCATTCCGAAATTCGAGGTGCAGCTGGCGTCACCGTATAAAGAAAAAGGCGACAAATACCCCTTCAAGCCAAACCCTAAAGCAAAATGGCCTATGATTGGCAGCCTTAAGCTCGATGGTTTGCGAGTAATTTGCGAGGTTATTGTTGACGAAGAAGAGGTTAACTTCCTTTCTCGTACTGGTAATCCAATCACGTCTCTCGATCACCTAAAGCCAGCCATGCTCGAATTAGGCAAACTTTCAGGCCACAAACACATCTTCTTCGATGGTGAAGGAACTGCCGGTTCATTTAACCAGTCCGTATCTGCATTGCGCAAAAAGAACGTGCAGGCAATTGGCGCTATTTATCATGTTTTCGACTTCTTCCTACCGGAATGGCGGGCACAGGCTAAATCCAAAGAGTATGCAAAGACAGGTATGAAGCTGAAAGAGCGCCTGGCTATTCTCGTGGCGTTGTTCAAAAACGATCGCAGTGAAGGCTACACACAAGACATTCACCTGCATCCGTTCTATATCATCCATAGCCACGAAGACTTCATCGAACGCTTCATGAAACGCCTGGACGATAACGAAGAAGGGGAGATGGGCAAAGATCCGAACTCTGTTTACGAGTTTAAACGTACCCGCAGCTGGTGGAAGTTAAAAGACGAAGATTCAGAAGATGGTGAAATTATCGACTTTGAGCCGGGCGACCCGGACTCTGGTTTTGCCAACACGCTTGGAAAAATTGTTATTCGCCTTGAAAACGGTGTGATTGTTCGTGCGAGCGGCATTAAGCATAAATATCTGGACGAGATCTGGAACAACAAAGAGAAGTACCGTGGTCGTATTGTCGAGGTTCATTGTCACGAGAAAACGCCGGATGGCAGCTTACGCCACCCACGACTGAAATGGCCTCGTTGCTTACGCGATACCGAAGATCGAATCGGAGATAAAGAATGATCGTATTAAGTAAACGGGAGAAGGAAACGCTTCATGAAATCAGTAAGTGGCCGGAGTTCCCTGAGTACTGGAAGCCTAAAACGCGAGCTAAGTTAGAGCGTTTAGGGTTGGTTGCAAACGTTTCTGAAACGTGGTGTTCGGCCAACTACCAGTTAACTGATAAAGGGAAAGTATTGCTACAGCAATTAGTAGAATCAGGAGCGTTAAAATGATTCCATACATCTCATTAGCTTTTATGGGTGGCTTCCTTATCGGCTTCGGCATCTGTCGTGATTTAATTAAGCAGGAACTTAAAACCAAAACACTGTGCATCGGAAAGCGTGTGTATCGGGTAGTTCATGAAACAAAGGTTAGAAAATGAGCAATTTAACTTCTTGGGACTGGTGGTTGGCCACCTATTTCTTAGCGGCCGGAGTCGCATTCGCCTTTTACGTAGGTCAGTTAGTCGTAAAACTGTTGCTGATTAAATTTGCTAGTCATAAACGTATCGATGATGGTCTGTGGCGTCTTGGCACCCTGGTGGAAACTCGCTACGGGCAACTTAAGGAGAACGAAACCATTACTATCCAGGCGAAACGATTCACTGCCACCATCACAAGAACACCTAGTCGTAGAGTGGCCTTGATCAAAAAAGTCACAACCGAATAAAAACATCACGATAAGTATTTACTTACTTATCTTTTATGTATAAGATGACTTTGTTTTCGTTGAGACGCGACTGTTTGAACTTAAATACAAGTGCAAACGAAGAAGTCTATCTGGCAGTAGCCTAATAAGCCAAACACCAGCGAGGTCAGTTTCCAGCCTCGTTACCGAAATGGGACACACTGAGCGAGTGTGATTGCAGAACGCAGGAGGGAACATGAGTGTTCCCTCCGATGAAGTAACAGAATGGGCGGTTGGTATATTTTCAACTCCATATGACTCCCGGATTCTTAGCCACTGACCGCCCATCCTGTTACGTCATTTTGTTCAATTATGTCGTTTATACTGGGTTAAAAAGCGGCGACGTAGCCCGGCTGGTATGGTTAGCCAGCACACAACGTTGAGGCCATTACATTTTTATCAATTCTAAGGTTCTATTCACAGAGATACCGGCGAGCGTTGATATGTAACATGTTGGGCAAACATTCAATCGGAGTAGTGGCCTCAACGTTGTGAAGACGGGATTGTTGTGTAGGTTTAACCACTGTTGCCATTGGTGCCTGTTTTCACAACAAATGATTCCATACATCACATTGTATAAATTACAAAGTAGGTGCTGTCCTCAGAAACATCATCTACTTAAAGATTTTGCCATCTACTATTGAGCGAAGTCGAAAGCGTCTGGCACTAACGAAAAGTGCAAGTAGCGGTGCGTTTCCTGGCAGAAACTAAACCGTCGCGATTGGCACTGTTGAGTAATAAATACTGGCAGTGCTGAATTGATGGTGTAGCTCAGCGGTAGAGCAGTTGGCTGTTAACCAACTGGTCGGTGGTTCGAATCCACCCACCATCGCCAATTTAGGGGAGTTAGTCCGTAGAGGTAGCGGTGTAGACTGTAAATCTACTGTCATGGCGACTCGGGTGGTTCGACTCCATCACTCCCCACCAAATTGCCGGTTTAGCTCAGTTGGTAGAGCAGTCGCTTTGTAAGCGAATGGCCAGCGGTTCAAGTCCGTTAACCGGCACCAACACAACAGGTAAGAGCATTGGGCGAATCGGCGATACTGACCCACAAGGCCGTAAATCGATAGAGTCAGACCAGTGCTCTTACCGTTGTGAGGAAGTGCAGCTCTTTGAAGCAACCAGAAGATAAGCATCTGGCTTCACAACACAACGATAATATCATTACGGTTAATCGTCGTTCATGTGCACAATGACTGGTCGAAAGGTAGTGATCTTACCGTTGTGATGAATGCACAGGCTGATGTGCCGCAACTACAGTAGTGCGCGCTTTGCGGGGCTTGCTACAACCCTGTGTCGGAGTTCAGTACCGACCATCACAATAGCTGGAGAGTAGGGAGCATGGTGCTCAAGCGGTCTTGAAAACCGTCCCATTGTGCAAACGATGATGGTTCGATTCCATTACTCTCCGCCAGACACAGCGTTGAGCGGTTTGGCCTTTTAATCAACTCGATTAAGACTCCGCTAACATAAACCAGACCGCTCAACGCTGTGATAGATAATTACGGCAGACGTTCTTAACCATAGCTTGCTAACATCCTAGCAACACTTTTTTCAGCGCAAAATTCAAAGGGGCTTCGGCCCCTTTTTTGTTGAACAGTGCAATTTACTTTACATAGTCGCCCAGTTTTAATATTTCGCGCTTATATTCTTTAACCATGCTACTGGATTCAGTATAAATTCGATTTAAAAGATTATCGCTATCTTTATTCTCATTTATCTTAATGAGTGATAATTTAAATTCATAGTCATCAAATGCCACAATCAAATGGTGGCCTGGGATTATATCTTCGTCACTCTTGAAGTATATATCTTCAAGTATGTAATTTAGTTGATTAGATTTTCTTTTCTCGATGTAATCTTCAGCCATAGCTATTACATCATTCCTGTCATTTAACCTGTTTTTTTCGGAAGGCACATCTTCGTAATGTTGCACGATTGAACAACCAATAAGGCGTGGGATGTAAACGTCAAAATGAGTAACTCTATCATTCGCGGTTTTAAGTAGTTCCTCAAAGTAGTTTCTTACATGTAAAGGCAACTTCTCAAAGTAATCATTAATTATAGGAGAACAAGGAGTTTTATAATTCATAAGAACCGACGGTACGAGCTTTGGGTCTCGAAACATCCAGTCCCTTTTAACGTCCGATGGAACATAATAACTTTTAATGATATTATCAAAATAATTTATCATTCGAGATTTGAATATTTTGTTGAATCTAAGGTTTATGAATGCATCCAGATAAGGCATATCTGAATAAGCATCATCAAAAAATATTTCATCATTGAAAAAATCATATTTATTTAATAAACAACACAGTTTTCCCGAATTAATATGTTCACAATAATCGATCTTTAATCCAAAGATAGCAATGATCAACTTCATCTGAGGTGGGATTTTGAAAATTAATTGTGACACATACGCTCTTTTTTCCTTTAGACATTCCCCATCAATATAAAATGAACTATCCACATACTCAAAAATATTAATAATATGCTTCACATACTGTATTACCTCATGCTGTTTTACCAATGGGTAATATAGTCTATTTAACTCATCGCTGTTTAAATTAATTTTGCGTTTATCGATAATTTGTTTTGCAAGAAGACATAGCTCATCATGTTGATTTAATAAGGAATCAAACCATTGTTTAAATGCACTCTTTCGCATTTCGAACAATGATTCTGTTGTTAATTGAAGGGCTGAAAAAGCTGCTTTTGCACTTTTTCTCGCTTCGTAGGCATTCCATGCTGTTGCTATAAAAGCAAATGCTGTAGCCAATGTTCCAACAATTTGACCATTTAAAACAACCCAATCCCAAAAAATCACGGTGAGCAGTAGTATAATAATGAAAATTAAAAAAGGCATGTATGTATTTCACTCTACTAACTATAAAATATTAGGGTAATGTTAACCAAACAATGCCTTAATTAATAGATTGATCGAGGCTTTAATAGCTTTATAATGCAGACTGCAAAGATAAGTATGGACATACCTATCTTCTTTGTGAGTAAAGTTGCATATCAATTCTATGAGGTAACAATGACGATCACTATCTACGGACGAGATAACTGCTCATACTGCAAACGTGCGGTCGAGCTGGCGAAGCAACTAAAGGGACATGGCTACGGTGATTATGAGTACATCGACATCACCACTGCCGGTATCGACAAGGAAAAACTAAGTGAAATTGTTGGTAAACCGGTAGAGACTATCCCCCAGGTGCTGATCGATGGCCAGCCGATTGGCGGATACACAGAACTGGCTGCATACGTCAGCACCCTCTGATTTTAACGGCTCACAGGAGCCGTTTTTATTCCCACCAAACTCACTCCCATTTCCCTTAAAATTCAAAAAACAACGTCAAAATGATTCCATACCTACTATGTATGGAATCATTGCTGAAAATGAGTTACTTTTACTCTTGATCCTATAAGAATCTATGCCTAATATACTGTTTACTTATACAGTGCATCGGCGTAACTCGGTGATTGTCATATGAAAAATAGCTTTGACAGAGCACGCGCTGCGGAGAACACCTCAAAAGAGGCGATAGAGTATCTCGAAAGAGCATCTCAAATGCAGGCCGTTATGATCTCCCAGGTCAGCAATGACATGAGATTCTCGGACGCATTCATGTTATTCACTCGCTTATCTCTGCTGATAACCAGACGTCGGCCAGAGATCGCTGTTCATTGTATTTTGATACATGTTTTTCCGCACATTGCCGATGTAAAAGTAAGTGACATTAATAGGTTCATGGTGAACCAACTGGTCAACCCACTAATACTGGATGGCAAAATTGTTATGGGCCGCCGCGTTTTCTCTCTGATGAAGCAGTTCCTTAGCTGGTGCGCCTTCCAGGGGATGATAGACGTGTCACCGTTAAACGATATGTCACTTAACAAAGTTGCCGGTGGCGCAAAGCCCACACCTCGCGAGCGGAAGCTGACCGACGCAGAGGTATGGGTGTTCTGGAATATATGGGACTACTTCAATGTGTGTGCTGGTACAAAATGGGCGGCCAGGCTATGTCTTGTATCCGCAAGACGACCTGACGAAGTACTGCGGGCTAAAAAAAGTGAGTTCAATCTTAAGCGTGGGGTTTGGAATCAAGGCAAGAGGAACAAATCTGCCCGTGAGCATTCTCTGCCTTTAAGCTCATTAATGCGCACTTGTATTGAAGAGTTGTTCGAATATGGTAAAGACAGCCAGTGGCTCGTGCCTTCGAATAAAAAAATCGGGAAAGACCTTCCTATGTCTAAAGTGGCAATAGCCCAGGCATTACGTCGTATTCTGGAACGACCAGAACTGATGGAGCTTGAGCCATTTACACCCCGAGATTTGCGCCGTACTGCGCGTAGTTACTTCCCAGCATTAGGCATAAGCCAGGAGGTATCACGTAAAATCATGAACCACAGTCTTGAGGGGATAGATCGGGTCTACGACCGGCACGATTATATGGACGAGATGCGAGACGCCTTAGAAAGTTTCTCGACGTACATCGCATCAATCGTAGAGCAACCGGATTTAGACGAAATTGACCACAAATTTAAGGGAGATCGTCTATCAACAGAGCTTATTCGTGTAAATTTTTCATAGAGACTTTATGGCCTCAACAACCTTTTGTGATGCGCCTTTCTCTTTACCGAATCGCTCGTTATATGCAGCAAGAACCTGTTTTTCGTCCTCGTTAAGAGGAGCAGTGCCTTCTTTGTATAAAAATGCTGCGAGTTCGGGTTGGCGTTCTTCCAGCACCATCATCATAAGACGACTTGGCTCAATACCCAGTGCCAGCGCCAGCGGACGAACCTTATCGATAGGCAAAGGAATTTTGCCGCTTTTAATTAAAGAAAGGTTGTTGGCGTTTTTATACCCAATTGTTTTGGCTATCTGGGCCTGGCTCATAGGTGAGGATTCAATCAACCCTGCGATAAAAGCAGCGTAGCGACTTTCTATAAATTCAATCTTGTTATCAGACATGGTTACAACCTTTGCGCGTTCAATTCTCTCTGGTAAGTGCTTACCGATATTACATCAAAGGTTAGGGTTGTAAAGCTATTATCATTTTTTTCGATAGGCACTTAAAAGACCGGTTAAAGGCCATTGCACGGAGAAAAATTAGCCCAAAATAGGTAAGAAAATCAACTTGCATATGATATGAATGTATTCAGTATTGATACAAATTTTAGTAGTATTCCTTACCATAGTATAAGTTAGAATGGATTGATTGAATGAACACCACTATTTCCAGCCTAATCGCTCTTGAGATCGGACACGTACAGAAATTAGCTGATGAGTGTGTAGCTGACATCCTCACCGATCTACCGACTGAGCAGATTCAGGTTGGTGTGAATGACACAACTGGATTTATATTCGAACTTAACAACAAACGCTTCACGCTTCTCAATACCGGCTCCGGGTCTTTAGCCGTCAGAATCTGTTAACCCCTCTTCTCCCTGCGCGAATGGCTTAGTTCCCTGTTCGCGCAGTGCTACATTAAACACACTAGTAAATAATTTGTTTTCATAACAAAGGATTAGCCATGTCTAAAAAACGTTCCATCAAAGAGGTTCAGGACTTCCGTGACAGTGTAAAACGAGTAGTCGCTCTCCTTTCAGGTAAAAACATCCCTGTTGCAGAACGAGGGGACGACGCTTATGTACGCTATAACGATGATGGAGAGCCAATTCTCGTAAACATCCCATCAATCCCGGATAACGCAACACCGGCATTGATGAATGCTGTGCGCGGATTTCTCGATCATGAGGTTGCTCACATTTTGTTTACCGATATTCGTGTGTCCAACAAAATGAGAGAAAAAGGACGCGTTCCTTCCTGGTCGCTATGGAATGCCTTAGAAGACGTGTTCATCGAGCGAAAAATGGGTCAGGTCTTTAACGGAACAAGACGTAATCTGATGGCAACTCAGCGCCTTATAATCGAAAAAGTCTTTAAACCAAAGGCTTCAGAGGCTATTGCTTATTGTGGCAAAGATCAGCGCGCGCTTTTTCTAAACTTCTTTCTCTGTCCGGTTGTAAGAGCCTGGGATGGCCAAGCACCGTTCGTAGATTTCATGGATGAATATTGGCCTGTCATTGAGAAACCAATTTCATTATTAAAAGAACATGGTATCGATGTGGCCGTGCGTAACATGTCTTGCACCGAGGATTGTGTAAAGGTGGCTGCGACCATAGCTAAGATCCTCAAATACACTGAAAGTGAAAGCAAAGGTAAGGAGTCAGCTCCGGGAAAAACTTCCGATCCTTCAGACGCTGACCAGACGGATGCCTTTGGAGAAAACAATGAAGACAACGAAGATCATGAGACACCCTCAGCGTTAGATAATCACAAATCTATCAAATCAGAATCACACAGTAAGCACAAACATGATAATAACGACGGTGATGATTCAGATAATTCTGAATCATCAGAAACAATATTCGATGATACAGAAAATGATAAAGAGGTATCAGATTCTGATGCTTCTGATAACGCGGTGTCAGAATCATTTACCGCTGACCACGAAAAAAGAAAAACGACAGAAGACGGCTCTTCAGATATCCCAACTCCGTCAAAAATGAGTCTGGAAGAGGCTTTAGAGGAGCTGGATAGCATAGAAGATGAAGTCGGAGGCATGACAGAAGATGCTCTATCCGAAACGATTAAAAGCGAGTTAACAGAAAGCTCGAAAAGCGAATACAGGCCATACAATCGCTCATACGACTTCATCGGCTCGATTGATCAGGCAGAAGCCCATATCAAACGGCTTATTAAAACATTCTCCGATATTGATTTAGGAGGATATCCAATCAGCCGCTATCGCATCGTTCCTGAAGGCAACCAGCTCTTCGACAAATATATTGAAAAGCATCTTTCGTCAGGTGTTTCGTCGACGCTGGCAAAAGACCTGGAGCGAGCAATAGCAAGCAGAAACAGAGTTCAGTTTATACCGGGCCAGCGTCGGGGGCGCATTCATGGTTCTAGTATCTACAGATTAGCAATGAATGATGATCGCGTGTTTCGTAAAAAAGAAGAATCTAAAGCCGTTAACGCCTGTGTTCAGCAAGTGATTGATTTATCAGGTTCAATGAGTGGTATAACGATACAATTGGCTCTTGCAAGTGCATATACCATCGCCGATGCCCTTGATCGAATAAATGTTCCCAACATTATCACCGGCTTCACTACATTTGGTAGTCATATGGCGGCAGGAGAACTTAAGGCTGTCAAGTATGAGTTCTCTCGCTTTGAATCTTTAATGCTACCTATCATCAAAAATTGGAATGAAAAGGTAAATTCTCGCGAAGTTCGCTCACGTATGGGGTGCGTAGGCTACACATTCCCACTTCTTAATAACGTGGATGGTGAAAGCATAGCCAGCCTTGCATCGTTATTTTCCGGTCGCATGGAGGACAGGAAGATCATGCTTGTTCTGAGTGATGGCGCGCCGTGGGCTGTTGGGAGAGGTTTTGACGCTCATTTGCGTTCGGTTGCGAAGCAAATTGAAACGCAGACTGACATTGATTTGATGGCAATTGGCATCATGACTGACGCACCGGAGAGATTTTACTCAAATCATGCCCTGGTAACGAGCGTTGATAGTCTTGGTTCATCTGTAGTTACTGAACTATCTAGTATCATTTTAAAGTGAACAAAACAGCCTTAACGATAAGTAACCACTTACGATAGATAATGATATATTTATATAAGAAGTTGAACGCTCATTAGAAAACAAAGGAAAAACGCATGACTACTACTGCACTGCAAAATGAAAAAAATCCTTCTGATTACCTTGTTTGCAAGTGGTGCGGAAAATCATTTCACTATTTTAAGTCCCATGTTGCCAATGGTAATTGCGAGGGCATTCCTGAGTCAGTAAAAGATGCCGATCCTGACACCGTACTGAAAATGTACACAACACAGTTTCCAGATGAGCCAACGCTATCGAAAAAGGCACTTGATGCAATTCAAGCTAAACGTGCCGAGCAAAAAAGCGAAATGGCCAAATCATCTGGCGTGACCAGTAGCCCAGGCTACACAGGCACAGTTGAGTACAAGACAGATCTGGTCGCAGCTCACGAACTGCTAAATGTAACGGTGAAAGAACTCGGAACAAAACGTGGGACGCCGCTCATGGTTAGCGTCAACGTCAATACGCCGTTTCCAGAGTTCGTTCCAGAAGTGAAGAAGGGATACGTATATGGCGACTTCGAACTGATCAAAGACATTTTCATGATGCTTGAACTTGGCATACCTGGCTATTTGTGGGGTCATGCAGGAACAGGCAAATCGTCATTGCCTACACAACTATGTGCTTTGCTCAATCGTCCGTTGATCCGTGCCCAACATACAGCATCAATGGAAGAGGCACATGTTACGGGGCAAATTCTGGCGCGTGATGGCTCTACGTATTTCGAGCCTGGCTTGCTTGCGCTCGCAATGAAGCATGGCTGGGTTTACCTCGCGGATGAATACGACTTTGCGTTTCCACAAATTCTTGGCGTGTATCAGCCAGTGCTGGAAGGTGAAGCGTTAGTCATCAAAGAGGCGACTCCAGAATGGCGTCGCATTACTCCGCATGAACGGTTTGCTTTCATTGGCACTGGCAACACGAACGGATCTGGTGATGAAACCGGCTTGTACCAGGGTACAAACATCCAGAACGCCGCGAACTTTTCGCGTTTTGGCATCGTTTCGAATGTGAAATACATGAGCAAAGAGGCAGAGATCAACATGTTGATAAATGCCGGTATCGTGGATGAATACGCAGAAAAGATGGTTAAGTTTGCCGGTATCGTTCGCGATGGATACGAAGAACACCTTATCAGTCAGCCAATTGGCCCTCGTGAACTTTTGTTGTCGGCCAAGATTGGAATGATGCGAGGCGACTTTGTGACAGGTATTGAGCGTTCTTTCATTAACAAACTCCCTTCAGCTTCTGCACAAGCGGCTCGTGAAGTTGTTCAAAAAATATTTGGTTGATCGTGCGTAAAGGATGTTTCGGCTCTCTTATCGCTGCTTCTGAAACTGGTAAGGCTTGTCTGGTGTGTCCAGACAAGCCCGATTGTCACCAATCAGCAAAAGAAGTTGCGATTTCGATGCATGGGAAGTTCGTAGGCTTCCCAAATGACAAAATCAAAAAAACCAGAAAGGTAAAAACACATGAAGGCACTGATGGTTCGAACTGACTTCTCACTTGGGGAGTCGGCTTTAAAAGCAGAAAACGCGGTGAAGATTGCCAGAGAAGCTGGCTACACCGCTGTAATTTCAGCAGATAGCATGAATATTGCGAGCGTTATTCCACTACAACGTGCCGCTGGTGACGACATGGCGGTTATTTGTGGTGTGAAACTAAACATCGTTGATGATCCCACATACGAGCACCGGGCTAAACTTGCTAAAGAGTCTAAGGGATGTATGGAATCATTGGAGCGAGGACGTAACTACTCGTTTACCGCTCTAATTAAAAATGAGAAAGGATATCGCGACATCTGCGAACTAATGACGGCGGCCAACACACGAGAACAGTTCTACTTTGTACCGCGTCTCTCGCTCGAACAGTTGGTTTCTACATATGCCAAAGGCAACATCATCCTGCTTACTTCCGACATCGGTAGCGTGTTCCAACGCAACGATTTTGCAAAAATCATAAGCACACTGATTACAGCGGGTGGAAAAGACAACTTCTATAGTGTGGTTTATCCGCACCCTACCCCATTCTACGACCAGATTAACGTCCGGGCGATGAAAGTCGCCAGCGCATTGAAAATAGAGCCAGTGGCGTTCTATCCCGCTTATTACGAATCGATCGACGATGCAGACATTAAAGACATTGCGCACATGGTTACGAACAACATAAAAATCGACCAGCCGCATCGTCTGCGTATCCCCCACCAGCGAGATAACGCCATCAATGGTCGTCGCCATCTCCTTGAGGCGCTTAAAGCCTTCTCCGTTCGCATGGATGTGCCGGTAACAGCTGCAATGGCCTCAACAACGCAGGACTCCATTATCGATGCCTGCACATGGCGCTGGCATGAATTGCCACCAGCACTGCCCAAGATGGCAGACGACGAACCTGCAACGCTGATGAAACTGGCTGTTGCAGGGCTGCGTAAACGTCTTACCACAAAAGAGTTTGGATACACACCACCTGCTTCTGAGAACAGGGTTTATGTTGAGCGGCTAAAGTACGAAATGGACACGCTGACTCGCCTGGGATTCTGTGGTTACTTCCTGATGGTACGCGATCTGATGAATCACAGCCGTGAAACTGGCATTCCTGTCGGGCCTGGTCGTGGTTCCTCTGCCGGTTCTCTGGTGGCGTGGTGCATAGGCATAACCAACGTCGACCCAATCCGTCACGGTCTTCTGTTTGAGCGTTTCATCAACCCTGAGCGTCTCGACTTGCCGGATGCGGACTTGGACTTCAGCCAGGCACGTCGCCATGAGGTGATCGAGTATCTGAATGAACGCTACGGCGAAGATTACGTTGCAGGCATTCCGAACTTCACCTATCTGGGCGCGGCATCTGCGCTGCGTGACACTGCACGTATTTACGGTGTCGATGCTGCGGATATGGCGGTATCCAAAGAGTTCAAGAATATGGAGGACGACAGCCTGTCTCTGGAAGAGCTGCGCGAGCAACTGGCCAGCCTGGACAAATACGCCACGAAAAACCCGGAAGCGTTCAAAGCGGCGTGTAAGCTGCAAAGCCTGATGCGTGGTTTTGGTCGTCACGCTGCGGGGATGATCGTCGCTGGCGTTCCATTAGTAGAGCGCACGCCCGTCGAGCTGCGTGGCAATGCTCGATGTATTGCGTTCGATAAACGTTACTGCGAGGCGATGGGGCTGATTAAGTTGGACGTTCTCGGTCTGGCAACACTCGATCTTCTGGATAGCGCGAAACGCTACATCAAAGAGAGTACCGGTGAAGACATCAATCTCGACGCTATCCCACTGGACGATCGCAAGGTTCTGGATGGGTTCGCTGCAGGGTACACGCAGGGCGTATTCCAGCTGGAGTCCGGCCCCATGCGTAAGCTGCTTAAAGATCTGGGCGGTGGCATCGAGCCAATGAGTTTCAAAACCGTTGTCGCAACTACCGCCCTCTTCCGACCGGGACCGATTCAATCCGGCATGTTGGATGACTATGTTTCCGTTGCGAAAGGATTTATGACGCCTACATCACTACATCCTGTCTTGGATGAACTGACCTCTGAAACAAATGGAGTGATTCTCTATCAGGAACAAACGATGAACGCAACAAGGCTTCTTGCTGGTTTCACAATGGCCGAGGCGGATGGTGTGCGTTCAGCAATCGGTAAGAAGAACATGGAAAAGATGAGGAGCATGGGTGAGAAATTTGTCATTCAGGCTCAAGCTGGGTGGATCGACGTAGAGCTTGAAAATGGCGCAATACAACGGATTCATCGCGCAGAACATTTTAAATGCGAGGACGGTACTCTGAGGACAGTTGAAGAGGCGTTGGAGCATGGAGTGAAGCTGCCAATGCCAGTTGTGCGCGTTACAACGTCACATCCAGGTCTGTCTGAGACGAAGGCAAAAGAGATATGGACTGCATTTGAGAAAAACGGAGCCTATCAGTTCAATAAATCACACTCCGTTGCTTATTCTTTAATCAGTTATCAGTCTATGTGGCTAAAGACGCACTACCCTGCTGAGTTCTTCGCAGCTGCGCTCACCATTCTGGGCGAGGATAAGCATCAGGGGCTGGTGAAGGATGCGCTGACCTATGGCATTCGCGTATTGCCACCAGACGTTAATGTGTCATCTAACCGAATTGAGATCCGCACACTCGAAGACGGCAGTCAGGCACTGTATGCGCCATTCTCTGCTGTGAAAGGCTGTTCTGAAAATGGTTGTCAGGCAATTATGCGTGCGCGTGAGAAAGTTGGTGGCAAATTCGAGTCAGTGGCACAATTCGATGAAGCGGTCGAGAAGCGTGCATGTAACAGTCGTGTACGCGAGTCGCTTCATAAAGTAGGGGCTTTTGCGTCAATTGAGCCAGGCAGTCTGCCAGCAACTGATCCTGAACGACTGCGCGACCAGGCTGAGCTGATGGGCAATCTCATCATTGACGCTGTTAAAGCATCACGTCCGTTCGAAATGAATCCTAAGCGTTCTGCCGAAATCAACGTACTCATGACACGTATGGCGGCTGAAATGGGCTTGGGTGAGGAGTTGATACGCCCGACTATTGGTATTAAACCCAAAATCATGATCATTCTGGACAATGCGAACGGCAATGACGCTCGTACCGGCTACTTCATGGAGAACGGATACGACGACTTTAAGGCAAAACTACTGACAGTTGGAGATCTGCGCATGGGCGATCTTTATGTCACGGGTGTTTGTAAGAAGGTTAAGGACAAAGAGAAAGACTATACCAAAGACGAGATAGGCCAGTTCACAGACTTTATGCGGGAAGAAATTAATCTTGTACGACCAACCTACATTTTGACGTGTGGTAGTCGTTCAACCGCACTATTTAACAATAAGAGTAAACCATCAGATCTGATTGGTCGTAAGGAGTACTTCCCAGAGCTTGATGCAACCGTCTTCTACGGATTTAACCCGAATATCCTGTACTTCCGACCGGAAGAAGGAGAGCGACTGGAGGCCATTCTGGCTGATATCGCGGAGACAATAAATAAGTAATAAAGAAAACCCGCCTGTTGGCGGGTTTATAAAGAATTATGGCGCTTGTTGAGGAAGTCACTCCTCTTACGCACTTTGTTTTGCCATGCCGGCAGTTAGCTTCTGCCTTTGACTATTCATGCGGCAACCCCGCATTTCGCCACAATGGGCAATTCACTTTTATGGAATAAACTGGCCGTTGTGTCGATTTAATTAGCATGGCCTTACCATGCTAATTTATTCAACTTGTACAATCCTACAAATCTATCCACTCAGGCTTACACCGTCTTCGTTATTGTAGAAATGAGGATCATCAGCGTTGAATCAGCTTAGAGCAACGACATTTGCTGCTGCTGGGCCTTTAGCCCCATTCTCGATAGAGAATTCGACCTGCTGGCCTTCTTCCAAAGTGCGGAAATTATTACTCTGAATTGCCGAAAAATGTACAAAAACATCTTTACTGCCATCAGCAGGAGAAATAAAGCCAAAGCCTTTATCAGAGTTAAACCATTTTACTAAACCAGTCATTTTATTAGACATAGATATTACCTTCTTAATTTTGTGAGCCACATAGTGCGGCGAGAATTTGATCTGTATAGATTGGGACTTACTTAGGCACTTAAGGAGGAGACTCACGAAGAAGGGAAATCAGAAGATAACACTGAACTGAGACTGCTTTACTAAAACTGCTTACATAAGGTCTGTCTTGCAAACCAACGATGCTATTAACGCATACCCCTTCTTTTCATGCAACCTTTATTTTTCAAAGATAACTAATTTTTGTCACCATTGGTTTAGTAAACGTTAACGAACCAGACGATGCCAGACACCTTTACAGAGAACAGATGCCCGCCAATTGGCGGGCATCATTATGCGCATTTCGCAATATCTTTGCGGCGTTTAATCAGTTTCTCCGCAATTTGCTCTATTTCGTTGAAATCTTTCGAGACGCTGTTTCGAAGCGCCAGATTCCATTTACTCAAAGTTCGGGCATTTTGGACAATTTGATCGCCCTCTTTAAGTCGTCCGTTATTCATGAGCCATTCAGCCACATCAGCCCAATCCCAGAGAGGAGACTGGCCTTTTATGCGTTGTACAGGGCAAGGGAAGTCGCCGCTTCCGCGCTTACCGTCTTTGAGCAACGCCACTGCCTGGCGAGACAGGTCTGTCAGTTCCGCGATATCGCTTAAGCCCACAAGAGCCGAGTCGACGGATTCAACAATTGCACCGATACCGGCTGATTCAATATTGTCGACCGCAGATGCGATAGCTGCATCAAGTGATTGTGCTTCGCGGTCAAATTCTACATAGACGGAGTTTCCATATGCGCAAATTAGCGCATCGTCACAGCCGTTTTGGTACAGCGCGTCTTCCAGTCCTTCCGTCTCATACGATACGCCTGAGAGCGTCAGAGTGAAGTTATAAAGCGCCATAGTTTTCCTTTGAAGATAGTTGGACAGTTTCTGCAAAAGGCGGCTAATGCCGCCTTGAAATCATTTACAACGATCAACCATTCGTTTGATCTGTTTGGCATGGTTTTCGGGATTACCCGGAGTCGACCATACGCTCATTTGGTGAGTTTTGTGTTCACCTTCTGGATTACCGCATCGCAGTCTGCAAAAACAATGTGCAGCACCACCAGCTGCTACCCAGATCCAGCCTTTACTTAATGCATAGTCAATGGCTGCTTGAATATGCTTATTCGGATGTTGCTTCATTCGCCTCCGATAATAGTATTCTATTCACAGTGTTGACATCTGTCAACGGCGACTGAATTTCATCCGTTCATGCCACACCCCCATCCATCTCATGTATGTGACCTAAAGATGGTCAGCACAGCTTACCAAAATAAGACAACTAATTATCTTCGGTGATCTCAATATTTTCCCCTGAACAAAGTTGACATGACGCCATAAACCCGTTCTCTGTTTGATATAATTGATACAGATTTTATAAGTAGGAACCTATTAGAGTGAACACTGATATTTTTTCTAAAATCATGGCCGATCTGGAGTTCGACCGCGACAACCTTGAGGAAGTATGGCGTAAACAGCCACGGCTTTTAATGGAGTATGGGTCAAAACTAGCGCAGGCAGATCGAGATGTCGCAGAGGCAAAACTTAACCTTGAAGCTGTTGAAGCAAAGCTATACGACACAGAGCGTAAGAACTTGAGTATGAACGGCATTAAGTTCAACGAGTCTGTACTGGACGCTAAGGTTAAAACAAACCCACAGTATCTGTCTAAACGGCAGAAGTTGGATGAAGCACGGCACATCGCAGACATATACAAACATGCTGTCGCCGCCTTTTCGCATCGCCGAGACATGATCGTTCAGGCGTCAAAGATGGCCATCGTTGAATTAGAGCGATTAGGCTCTGAACGCTTTATTACTCCCCGTTGATTTTTGATAGATAATAAGTAAGTACTGATCTATCATTTAACAGCTCGAAAGAGCCACGAATGAACGAAAGCCCAACGCGCATAGCGCCATCGGCCAAATCACAACAAGGAGAAACACATGTCTAAGACATTACTTGATTTGCTTAACAAAACTCGTGAAGACATTGCCGCCAAACGTGGCAACAACGTTGATCTGACTCGCTTAAAAGACGGCGTCAACTATATCCGCATCTTCCCGAATAAAGACGACCCAAACGGTAAGTTCTTCCAGACTTTCGGTATGCACTACGTTAAGTATCAGAACGAGGAAGGTAAAGAAGCAACCAACGCTTATATTTGTGAGCAACATACTCACGGTCGCGCTTGTCAGCTATGCGAAATGGTTATGGAAGGTCGCGCTCGTCACAAGGGTAACAAAGCAATGGAAGAACGCATCGGTCAAATGCGTGCCACTCCTCGCTACCTGGTCAACGGCATTCTTTCTGCTCGTGAGGATTTCGCAGATGCTGAGAAATGCCAGTTAATCGAGCTGCCGTCTACTGTATTCGATGATATCTGCAAAGCAATCACCGAAGACATCGCTGATGATATCGGCAATCCACTGAGCAAAGAGGAAGGCTACGCATTCCTGATTAAACGTACTGGCTCTGGTCGCGATACCAAATATGACGTCTCGCCTAAGCGTAAAGTCTACAAAGGCGATATCGAAGATAAATTCTGGAACACCCAGCATGATCTGATCGCATACGCAAATCAGGCTGATGAAACTCGTCTTCTGTCGACAGTTCGCACTATGGGTCGTCTGATTGGCATCGCTGCACCAACTGCCGCAGCATCTGCACCAGCAATTTCCTCAACCGCGAAAACATCGGCTGCGGCACTACCTGGATTTGGCTCTGTCACTGGTCATACAGAAGGAGCGACGGCTGTAGCAACCGCGCACACACCGGCTTCTGAACCAACCAGTCTGGTTGATGAAGAAATCCTCCGTGCCGTTGAAACTGAATTTAAACCAGAGGCAAGTTCCGCTGCCGTTGCCGTATCAGTCAAAGAGTCTGAAGCAGTCGCAGCGACATCTGTAGCAACCGCATCTGCGACGGAAGATGAAGGTCTGGATGACCTACTGAGAGAGCTGGACTCTCTGTAATCCCATTACGTGACCAGTAAGGCGTCTACGGACGCCTTACTTTTTGGAAGGAATGTACCGGTGAATTATCTCTTCGTAGATGGCAATAGCCTGGGTTATTACCATCAACAATCTGACAAATTGCACAACGGCGAAATGGAAGTACAGGCTGCTTTCGGCTTTGTTAAGAACGTCCGTCGTTATGCCTCCATCCTCCATGCCCGACCTATGATTCTTTGGGATGGATTTAGTGACAAGCGTCGCGACTTTTACCCGGACTACAAAGCAAATCGCGACGACGATCCTGATATGAAAAAGATGAAGGAAGGCTTTGCTATCCAGAAGCCATACATCCTCAAAATGATGACCGCGCTTGGAGTTACCCAACTCATTGCAAAAGATGCAGAAGCGGATGATCTGGCCGGGCTGCTGGTATCCCGCATGGCACCGCAGCCAACCGTTGAACACATCTATCTGTTAACAGGCGATAGCGACTGGCTTCAGTTAGTTCGTGAAAACGTAAGCTGGGTAAGCCTGCGTGAAGACGCCAAAAACAAGCAGGTTAATTTTGAGCAATTTGCGGAGCTGACAGGATTCGCCACGCCTCGCGCATTTTTGGAAGCAAAAGCATTACAAGGCGATAACTCGGACAACATTAGCGGTGTTGGTGGCATTGGTGCTGGCGGTGCGAAAGAGCTGCTGCATGAATGGGGAAGTGTCGCAACGATGGTACGCGGCATCAACGACGGCTCAATCGTGGTTAATAAAGGGCGTCATAAGACCGCCTTCAACAAACTAGCGAAGAATGCCTTCAACGAGAAAACAGGCTGTCGAATGCTCGAAGCGTTCAAGAGAAACATCACGCTAATGAACCTGATTGAGACGAAGTTTCCGCCTACCGAAATCGAAACAATCAAAGGCAATCGTGACGTGAAAGCATTCGAGCAACTGTGCTACGAGCTGAATTTCCGTTCGTTCCTTGAAGACCTTGAAGTGTTTGTTCTTCCATTCGAAAGGTATTGCTAATGCTTAAATCGATTATCAATGGCGCTACAACCACCCCTGCCCAACTGGCAAAAGAGATTGTCTTTTATCACGGTGAGTACGCTGTCATCGCACTGCCGTCAATTCTAGGCGCTGCCGGAATGAAAGCGACAGATCGCGAGTTTGGATTAGTCAGCGAGCAGGTCGTAAAAATCCTCGCTCGTGTATCCAGACTCCTTAACCACGATGCGATTGTATTCGATGAATCCGCCGCTTTAAAACGAATCAACGAAACAAAAGGAGCCTGATCATGGCAAAAGGAAAATCCGCACTGGCACTTGCTCTGAAAAAGAAAATCGGTAGCAACGACGAAATTCAGAAAGTAACTCATTGGATTGATACAGGCTTTCCACCGTTAAACAAAGCTATTTCTGGTCGTTACGATGGCGGCTTCCCATGTGGTCGTATCGTCGAAGTATTCGGTCCTCCAAGTGCAGGGAAAACGTTCCTTGCAACAGCAGCGATGATCTCCGCTCAAAAACAAGATGGTCTGGCGGTATTCCTCGATCATGAAAACAGTTTTGACGTTGGCCTGGCTGTCGCCAATGGCCTGAACGCAGATGAGGATGACGGTCAGTGGGTATACAAGCAGCCAGATACCTTCGAAGACTCTGTAGAGTTGATCGGCACAATACTTAAATTGGTTCGTGATGAAGAGCTTATCCCCGAATCAGCACCAATCTGTATCGTGGCTGACTCTCTTGCGTCTATGGTTCCGAACTCCAAAGCCGAGAAGTTCGAAAAGATGGCTGAAGGCACTGCCAAAGACAAAGATCAGCTAAACATGAACGACAATACGGCACTGGCTCGTGCGACGAGTGCGAACTTCCCTACTCTGGCTTTGTGGGCACGCAAATACAACGCCTGCATCATCTTCTTGAATCAGGTTCGCACAAAAATCGGTGTAATGTTTGGCGACCCTACTACGTCGCCAGGTGGAGATTCACCGAAGTTCTACGCTTCTGTACGTATCCGTCTTGGTGCATCGGTGATGAAGGATGGTAAAGAGAAGATCGGCCAGGACGTAGGCGCAGAATGCATCAAAAACAAAGTTGCACCACCGTATGGCAAATGCACCTGGAAATTCTACTTCGATCCTACTCGTGGCCTCGACGTTATCGAATCGCTCGTCGAGTACATGCTGGAAGAAGGATACCTGCCAAAGAACGCCAGCGGGCGAGTTGAAATTGGTGACAAGAAATACACCAAATCGCAGATCGTCGAGATGTATCGGGAGAAGCCACTGGCTGAAATCATTGCGGCTTTGCAGGCAATCGACGACCGAAGAGCAAAAGACAACCCCACCGAGTCAGTAGAAGAGTAAACACAAGGCGTCCATAGGACGCCTTTTTTATCTCTTGAAAATATATAAGCACTTACTTATTATTTTCGCATAACAACCACATAGGAAAACACATGATCAAAATCTATCTATTGGCAGTAGCCACAGGCCTTTCAGTGGCTCTCATCTACGGTTTACTGGTTCCGTCGCTGATTTCTACCAAGAGTGATTTAGCCGTCATGTTTGGAGTTATCGTTGGTTTTGGTGCTCCTGTAATCGGTCTTATTGCTGGTCGTAAGTTTATCAACTCATTAATCAAAGCAAAGGGGAAATAAGTAATGAAGAAAGGTTTACTTGCAGTTGCTCTGGCGGCTATTTGCACAATGGGTCTTACTGGCTGTGATCGCGTGGAGCCTGGATACGTTGGCATCAAAGTAAACAAATTAGGTGAAGACAAAGGGATTGGTGAAGTGGTTGGCGTTGGTCGCCAATGGACAGGTCTTAACACCGAACTTTACGTATTCCCGACCTTCAAACAAATGAAGACCTACGACGAGCCGTTCACATTCCAGATGAGTGACGGTACTGCTATTGGTCACAAAATTGGCGTTGCGTATCTGGTTAATCGTGACAAGGTAACGACGGTGTTCCAGACCTATCGCAAAGGCGTAGACGATATCACCGAATCAGATCTGCGTCAGAAAATTGCCGACTCTCTAAACCGTTTGGCCAGCCGTATGACCACTGACTCATTTATCGACGGTGGTAAGGCACAATTGCTGGACAACGCACTGAAAGATATTCAGAAAGAGATGTCTCCGGTTGGTATTGAGGTACTGAGCCTGTCATGGGTTGGAAAGCCTGATTACCCAAAAACTGTCATTGAATCTATTAACGCCAAAGTAACGGCTAACCAGCGTACTCTGCAACGTCAGCAGGAAGTTGAACAACGTAAAGCTGAGGCGAATATGCTACGTGAACAGGCTAATGGTGAAGCTGATGCTATCCGTGCTCGTGCGCAAGCAGAAGCAGACGCCATTCGTCTGCGCGGTGAAGCTCTGCGTCAAAACCCGAACGTTATGGAACTGGAAGCCATCAATAAATGGAATGGCCAGTTACCGCAGTACATGACTCAAGGGGCTAACACTCCTTTCATTACAGTGAAATAACTCCCCTAAAAAGTTCAGGCGTCCAGTTGGACGCCTTTTTTATCGCAATTATCTTATTAAGAAAACAATTTGTTTAAAAGGATAAGAAAACATGACAGCTATTAAGAAACTCTACGATGCCGCAAACGTGGCTCTGGATGTTATTGATGATGAAGCAGCAAAAGGCTTTCCTGAACCTGATTGGGCGCATCAGCTACGAAACGCTATCGCCGAAATGAATCCACCAGATCCGACCACCGACGAGACAGACTGGCAGCGATTTATCCGTATGTACGCTCAGGAAATAGGTCCAACGCCAACGGCAGAGCAAGCAATGCTGCTGAAATACTTCAAAGAGGCGGGAGAGGATTTACCAATTGATGACTCAGCATATTGGTTCCACTGCGCATGGCGTAAGTATGACGTGATATTCACACAAGGCATGGGGAGCAAAGATATGGTTGTGTGGCATCTACTCCATATAGACACAGCCGTTGACAGAGTTATTGAACAGTTTTTCCCTAAACAAGAAGATTGATCGCCTATTCATAACTAACAAAATAAGTAAACACTAACCACAAAAGGAAAAACACATGAGAGTTTTAGTTCGAATCGTTACCAGCACTGTCTATGACGTGTTTCCGCTTTTTATGGTCAAAGCCGATGGCCTTAACGACGAAGAAACTGACGCGCTGATCCAGCGTATTCTCGTTGAATATACAGGTCATGACGCTGATTCAGTGATGGTTGATGATGATGGTGTTTGTTGGCATAACGGCAACTGTTGGTACGTAGAAGAGACTCAACAAATCAGTGATGAAGATGCCGCACATCTTGAGCGTATTTTAAGCATCAGCACTTTTGAGTGAGTTTACAGTAAAATTTATATAAGTTAGTATCTACCTATCATGAAGATTTTTATTGAATACTTGTTACTCATCGTTTCAATAGCTTTTGTCATCGACTGCATTTTCACCGGTGTCATTCGTAAAGTCTTTTCCCCGGTGAACGACGTAGTCATAAACGCTTTGGCTATCGTGCTCGTATTTAATTCAGCATTTGATGTAATCAAAGAGGTGGCAGCATGAAGGCCATCCCATTCGCGCTGTTGTTCCTTTCTTCGATCGTTGTGGCCGACACCACTGTTTATCAGTGTGAAATGTCTGTAGCCGACGTTAAGAATGGCGCTCTTACCGACGTCATAAAAGCACCATATGGAGCGATGGTCGTAGACAGCGGCGACCAGTTCTATGTTGTGCGTGACGATCGAGTGTTGTCATCCCCATATCTCACAAATCGTAATGGCAAATTAACCGGCGTCGGAGAAGACCACTTCGTATACAACAAATACAAGGGCTTCTATGGTGTTCACGCTTCTCAGCAAAGCTACCTTTTCGATGACTGCAAGGAGGTTGGATAATGGCATTAACACTGGCAGGTCTGGAAATCGAGAAAACAAGCGGCTACTGGCGTGCTAAGGGTTTCAAGCAGCCTGGCATTCTTGAGCGTCTGGAACGTGAAGATGGGTATATCGTCCACCAGCGGCGTGAATGGCGTATGTACGATCCAGAAACAGGAAAACTGACTACAAAAGCCGGAACACTTTGGGGTCTGTTAAAGAAAATACACTAAATGCAAACTGACTGCGGCACGTTCCGCAGTCATATTTCATAGTCGTCACCGCTGACAGCATACACAATCAACTACCGCTGATAGCATATCGAGAGTCTATCTCACCGCTCACAGCATACTTTACTCGATTTTTTACCGCTGACAGCATACTTAAGACATTGCATGAATAATGTGTACCGGTATGGGTATAACCAGAACAAAATTACCGCTGGCAGCATACGAAGGTCTGACATATACCATTAATTACCGCTGATAGCATATCCAAACAAAAATTCCTCAATAAAACACCGCTGACAGCATACGTTCTATCAGGGAGCAGCAGGCAATAAATGCCTTTCACTACAAGCAATCAGCGCAATAGCAATAGAATGTTAGTGAGCGCAAACCTATATGGAATGCACTCTTCGAGGTTAGTAACCACTGGGGAGGTATGACAGAGCATTGAGTGGTGATAGATGATTTACCGCCCACAGCATACGTTCATCTCACTATACCGCTGGTAGCATATATTTAACCGTTTACAGCATACTTTTCAGAAAAATAGCCGCTGATAGCATACATTTCACCGCTGACAGCATATCAAAGCAGTTTGAGACTATTGGAAAGGATCTCAATCATCTTGATATTTTCAGGCGTCAAATTCTGCGAAAGTTCGGTTATCTTGTTGATAATGTTCTGTTTGGCATCAATTTCCCCAGCTTTCTCATCTAGTTTTTTGGGTTCGATGTCTTCAGGTTTTGGCGGTGCGACTTTGAGTTTTGGATTGCGGCTGTGAATCTGGATATAGATCGACCGCCCTCGCTTAATCTCGCTGTATTCGAGATAACCCAAATCTTGGAGAGCTTTTAAGCCGTTGCGTATAGTCTGATTCTGCGAGCTGACATTCCTGCTACTCAAATTGAGTCGCGCACGCAATCGAGCAAGCGATACCGGCGCAGGCTTGGTTGGAAGACTTTCGATGAAGGTGTACAGAGCCTGTGCTGTTTCTTTGCGTGGTAGCTTATTGATAACCTTTAACTGCAAAAGAACCTTATGGTCAAAGCGATATAGTTCGGCCAGCTTCGGTTCTGCATAGAACACCACCGTATCTTTCTGCTCGTTGTAGTCCACGCTATTGATGAGGTGCACCATCAGAAGCGAGATCTTGTTAGAGCCGTCGACGTTCTTTTCTTCATACGTTCTCTGGAAAGACAGAGTTGTACGCATGATCTTCAAAAGACTGTTTGTAAGCCGGTCGCGGAGTGTTTTGCGGATCTGTGACGATGGATAGCCACAAAACTTCGCAAATTTCGTGATGCTTAACTCGACACGACCGTTAGGTTCGCCGTATTCTGCCAGCGAACGCACAACGCCCACCCACGTTTTGAAATCATGATCCATGTCGAGACGAGGACCGGTTATCTTGATATCGGAATAGCCTTCAGAACGGGCTACTTCGAGCTGAACAAGCTCCTTTGAAGCATCGATCTCATTTGGCTTGTTACGCTTGCTGTATTTTGTCCCCTTGAGCGTGGGCACGAACAATCCCAGCCGCATCAACGCAATTGGTTGGACTGTATTGTTGCTATTAGGGACAAGTTCCCCTGTGTACAATTCAAGGGAACCTTCTTCAAAGTTGTCGAGATTATCTTCTACTTCTTTGTTATTTTTACCTTTTTTATTTTTTGTGGACATGTGGACACCTTTGTCATTCAACCGCTGACAGCATACTTGATTTGCCGCTGACAGAATACCAAAAACAGTTGGCAGCATACGGTGAACCGCTGACAGACTATCAATTACCGCTGACAGCATACATGAACATGGCTTCAGACCAGTCGTGGCGCGGCTTACAGCGATCGGGGATCTTATTTGATCTATACAAGGATCTATCTATGGATCTCTTTATTAGGATCTATCCTGTGGATATGTGAATAATTAAAACAGGCATTTACTACCTTCGGCGCACCTAGTGGGTTATCGTTGCCTCGGCTAACAATCACAGAAAAATGACATATGGATCTAAAACGCACGCGCTGGGTTCGTCGTCTTGAAGACGGCTCCTACACTATCGAATCAAATTCCAACCTGAATAAGCAGAAGTTGCTTTGTGACATCTGCGGTATAGCGGCGAAGTGCCCGATCTACGAAACCAGAATTAAACTTGATAAGGCTGGTGTGAATTTTCATTTAAACAGTTGCATCAGGTACGTTCCATTACTCGCATTTCGTAAACCGATCATCGGATTGGATGCTCCCTACTTCAACACACTCCGTTCAGGTGTGACGTGGCGAGATCGTTTATCACCAGACAAGCTGATTTGCCTCGTATCCGCAGACACAGGGAAAATCATCCGTTTTGGGAAAGTAGACAAGGTTTACTCAGGCCCAGTAGACGAAATGTTGCGGAAACACAGCCGGTTTAATCATCTCTGTATGGGTGGTGAGAAAATCGAGAAAGTAGAAGAAGTGATCCGCAAATCCTACGGACACTTTCTGACCAAAGATAGCCTGCTCACCGCAATCTACATCAGACATGTAAAACGTGAGTTCGACCTCGAATACCACAGCGAAGAAGAGCTTAACCTTGTTGACCCACGTCCAAAAGCTGGCGTCATAAGCATAAACGCAGCGCGTAAAAAGCCCACTGACGCGCTGTAACCCTCCAGATCGTATATTGGCGTAGATAGAATCTACGCCCCCTCAAAATAGCTCTCATAGCGTTCTACAGTGATCCTGTCTTATTTTTAGTCATACAGACAAGCAAAGTTGCGCCACGATAAATAGGTATATACTTACTTATAAATTTTGTATATTAAGGCGCTCGTTTCATTCCTAACATACCGTTATGCATAGTTGTTTACCTCCTCATTGCTCTTAGAATTTGTATCAAAATAACCACAAAGGAAAAATACATGACTTTGCCATACGGCGTCATTTCTGACTGCCACTACCACAAATGGGATGCGTTCTCCACGACGAACGCTGAGGGGCTTAACTCCAGACTCGAAATACAGTTGGAAGCAACGAAAGAAGCAGCCATCGCCATGAAGAAGGCCGGTTGTAAGTACATGTTGGTTGCCGGTGATACATTTCACGTCCGAGGAACTGTGTCCCCTTCTGTTTTGCATTACGTAACTGAAACGTACAAGTGGATTATCAACGAGCTTGATCTGACAGTAGTAATGCTGGCCGGTAATCACGATCTTGAAACCAACGATTCAGTATATAGCGCCAACGCAGCAGCATCGCTGAGTTCTATCGGCGTGGTAATCGTATGTGGCAAGCGCCCACACTCAATAAAAATTGGTGATGTGACTGTCCACCTGATTAGCTGGCGTAACAATCATGCGGAGCTTATCAGCGATCTGAAAGCATTACGTAAGAGCGTAGAAGGTGATAATCATGACGTTGTTATCCATACATCCATTAACAAAGCCATTCCAACAATGCCTGACGTCGGTATCGATGCGCAGGAGTTAAAGGATATCGGCTTTCGTCTCGTGCTTAGTGGGCATTACCACAACCACAAAGAGGTCATTCCTGGAGTTATCAGTGTCGGTGCACTGACTCATCAAAATTGGGGAGATGTTGGATCTCTGGCTGGCTACATGATCGTAAACCCGGACGGCAGTTTCAGTCACTACGAAACCAGTGCGCCTAAATTCATTAACCTGGAAGATGATGTTGCTGATGACCAAATTCGCGGCAACTACGTGCGTTTCCGCGCCGTAATTGAGAACGATGAAGAAGGCATTAAGTACCAGAACATCCTCAAAACAATGGGTGCAAAAGGTGTCGTGTGCAACTTCATCCGTAAGTCATCAATGATGGAAGGGACAGCCAGCACAACTGAAACCAGCAAAATCGATAGCCTGGGAGAGTCGGTATCTGCTTATTGCAAGATTGTCCACGATACTGACGGCGGATTTGATCTGAGCAAATTGGATATTTTGTGTCAGGAAATCCTCACCGAAGCGGAGAGTTCGGAGGCTGTGTGAAGCAAAGTCGTTATGGGAGCTTTCGAGACTTTGCCATCACGATGAAAAGACTTGAACGAGGCCAGACGGTGATGTTTCACAAGCCCTACCCGCCACAAGGAAATCCCGTAGCGTTTTATCTTGGAAGGTTAACAAGAAAAGGCGTATTGAGGCGCAGATCCTTCCCGGCGCATACGGAGTTCAGATTGAAAGAAGGCCAAAAGCTAACACACGGTATCAGAGGTGTTATATGAAGTTTTTAAAGCTCCAGGTTGAGAATTTTATGGCTATCGCCAGCGCGGAGGTCGAGTTAGATCAGCGTGGTTTAGTGCTTATTCAGGGTGTTAATAGTGATGATAGTTCCGCATCAAGTAATGGCTCTGGAAAGTCAACTCTAATGAATAGCCTGATGTGGTGTCTTTATGGCGAAACAGCTCATGGTGTGAAGGGTGACGATGTGTTGTCTACCGACCATGAAAAGAACTGTCGTGTTGCAGTAACCATCGAGGATGAAGGCAAGAGATACGCAATCATTCGTCACCGTAAACACAAAGAGTTCAAAAATCGTCTTATCGTTCGTGGTGAAGATGGCGATATGACGAAAGGCAAAGATGCGCTGACGCAGGAGTTCGTCGAGCGTCTGATCGGTGCATCTAAAGAGGTTTTCATGGCTTCCATCTATGCGAGCCAAGAAGCTATGCCAGATTTACCTGGAATGTCCGACAAAAACCTCAAAACCATCGTAGAAGAAGCCGCTGGCGTTGACAGACTGACACGCGCCTACGCTATTGCTCGTGAGCGAGCTAATGCAGCTGCCGCACGTATGGATGTGGTTAAAACCAAATTGGAGTCGACAATCTCGACCATTGAGGCAACACAGTCAGAAATTGAGTCAGCGAAAGCCTCCTCTGAATCATGGGAGCAAGAGCGTTCTAAACGTTATGACGATGCCCTGGCTGGGCTGGCCAGTGCCGAAGTTGAGTTAACGGAAGTTGAACTTGAGATCCGCACTCTTCCCGAACAGATACGTGATACCGAGAAGGCAATCGAAAGTGAGCGCAAAAAGTTAGCCTCAAAAGAAGAACATGACGCCAAGTTGCTCAAAGTTCGTGGTGCGATAACTGATATTCGGGCAAGCATCAAAGCTACAGAAAATAGTCAGGCTGATGCAATGAGCCGCGCGCGCAATTTTAAGACCAAAGCAGAAGAGGTTGGTACTAAAGTAGGATCACCATGCCCTACTTGTGGCAAAGCCTACTGCGAAGAAGATCTATCAACGGTGAAGGAGAATTTCATTGAACAAGCACGTCAGGAAATTGGTCAGGCGAAGACACTTGCAGAGGCAATGGCTAAACACAAAACGAATCTTGAGAAAGCGTTAAGCATTGAGTCTGCCCTTGTTAAAACGACACCTGATGTAACGGCTATCATTGCCCGGATTGAAGAGCTTACGAAACAACTCTCATCTTTGCGTCATCGTGAGAAGGAGGTTGTTGCTATTGAGTCTCTTGTGACTCGTGCTCGTACTGAGGTCGATCGTATATCAAAAGAGATTAATCCGTTTATTGCTCTTATCGCCAGACACGAAGATAACTTGGTATCCAGTAAGTCTACCTTCAAGTCCTTAAAAGATGAGTTGAAGGCTATTCAGGAACAAACGTTGCTATTGGAAAAAGCTCGTCAGGTCTACTCTCCTGCCGGGGTGCGTTCTCATATTTTGACGTCTGTTACGCCTTTCCTGAATACACGCACTGCCGAGTATCTCAATACGTTGTCTGACGGGAATATTACTGCTGAGTGGTCGACGATGGATGTCACTAAAAAAGGTGAGTATCGCGACAAATTCAACATTAGTGTGCAGAAGAAAGGTTCAAGTAAGTCGTTCCAGACCCTCTCTGGTGGTGAGAAGCGGAAGGTTCGCATTGCGTGTTCTTTGGCATTGCAGGATCTGGTTAGTAACCGGGCGAGTAAAAACATCGATTTGTTTATCGGCGACGAAATTGACGATGCACTCGATACAGCCGGTCTTGAACGCCTCATGGGTATTCTGGAGTCCAAAGCTCGCGAGCGAGGTACTGTGCTGATTATCTCCCATAAAGAGATGAAGTCATGGTTCCGGGAAACTATTACGCTGGAAGTTAAAGAGGGGCGCAGCTATGTCGTTTAAATTAAGCCGCTCGCAGTTTTTGCAGGTATTTGCAGTGATGCAGTCGATAAAACTGATCAATGGGCATACTTCCAATGGTGCGGCTCCACGTATTCTGTGGGGCAGCAACAATATTGACGGAGTACAATTCGCCGCGTTGCTTGGTCTAATATCCGAGACGCCATTGATGCAAAGTTTGAAATCACTACCACCTGGATGTATTGCGCCGATCCTGATTAATCCTTTTGTTGAGGGGGGATATCTTCCCAACGTCGGGCCTGGGTTTATTGCATCCCATGAAACTGAAGATCTTAACATTAATAGCGAAGGGTTCTTTGGGGGAATGGGTGCGCATCACTGTATGGCTTTCACGAACCTTATTCGACTTGCCAATAAGCGGGTGGATAGTTTGGCATCGCCAGGTGATGCTTTTACTGGTTTCCTTATCCAAAGGAGGGATAAAAAGTACAGTGCGGACAAACTACAGTTTGTTGGTAAGTATGGAGAAATGGTAGAAATCGAACTTCAGCTCCCTCATGTTTTAGCAAACGATAGTGCAGACAGTCGGAGGCTATTGGGCATCATGCGTCATTTCATAGCAAGTGGTGTTAAACATGCCGCAGATAAACGTGTCACGCAGGAAAATGAGTATTCAGACTTTGCAAACTATCCCCAACCAACGTTGCAAACGGCAATAGTAGCCAATTCGTTGGAGGCGAGATTATTGGAAAACCCTATATGGGGAACATGGTAAGGAGACTATATGAGTAAAAAAATCAGCGTAGTTGGTGTTGATCCCTCAATGAGCAACTTTGGGCTTGCTGTGGGCACTTTAGACCTTGAGACGGACGAACTTGAGATTCACGGCCTTACTCTTGTTGAGACTAAAGCGGGGAGTAACAAAAAGACCGTTCGTGTGAACAGTGACGATCTGCGCCGCGCCAGTGAAATATGGCGTGTTGCGAAGCCAATCATTGATAAGGCAAATATGGTTTTTTGTGAGCTACCGGTTGGGAGCCAAAACTCTCGTTCGCAGACGTCTTACGGTATTTGTATCGGTGTACTTGCGTGTGTGGATAAGCCATTGATCCAGGTTACTCCAAACGAAATCAAGCATTTTGTCGGCAATAAACTTACTACATCGAAAGAAGAGATTATCCAGTGGGCTACGAAAAAACACCCTAAAGCACCGTGGCTGCGTCGTAAGCAATCTGGACAGGATGTTCTCGTGAACAAAAACGAACATTTGGCTGATGCGGTGGCTGCCATCCATACCGGTATGCAAACAGATCAGTTCCGCCAGGTGCGCGATGTTCTTAAGTCTCTCATTTGATTTCATTGATAGGTAAGTGCTTATCTATTAACATGGGCCACTATATTTAGTGGCCCTCTTTATTTGGTGATACATGATAAGCATCGTAAAACGTAACGGCCAAACAGAGCCGTTATCCGAAGAAAAATACAACCGCGTCGTAATGTATGGCGTAGAAGGCATTCGTGGTGTAAGCGCATCCGCTGTAGCAATGGGAGCTGCGGCCAGCATTTTTGATGGGATTACCACCAGCCAGTTGCATGAGGCTTTGGTTAAATCTGCCGCTGATTTGATCTCACCAGAAGCACCAAATTACTCACAGGTGGCTGCCCGCCTGAACATTTTTAAAATCCGCAAAGATGCCTTCGGTCGTTACGACTATCCGAACTTCTACCAACACATTGTCAAGAACGTTAACAAGGGCGTTTATGACAAGGATTTGCTGACACATTATTCGTTTGAAGAGATCGAAGAACTCGGCAATTACATTAAGCCGAAACGTGACGATCTTTTTGGCTATGCAGCTACGGTGCAGTTGCAAAGCAAATACCTCGTTCAAAACCGTGTTACTGGTGAGATTCATGAGGGGCCGCAACATATCTATATGCTGGTAGGCATGTGTCTGTTCCAGAATTGGGAAGACGACTGCGCTGGCAAAACACGTATGGAGATGGTCAAAGGTTTCTATGACGTTACAAGTACGTTCAAACTGTCTCTGCCCACACCAATCATGGCCGGCGTCCGTACTCCAACCCGTCAGTTCTCCAGTTGTGTGCTGATTGAGTCTGGCGATAGTCTGAAAGGGATTAGTGCAGCTTCAGCCGCAATTATCGACTACGTTTCACGTCGTGCTGGAATTGGTATTGGTTTTGGCCGTATCCGTGCGCTGGGCAGCGAGATCCGCAATGGTGAAGCCACCCATACCGGAGTTATTCCATTCCTGAAGCATTTCCAGACGGCTGTTAAATCTTGTTCGCAAGGTGGTGTTCGTGGTGGCGCAGCAACAGCGTTTTACCCGATCTGGCATCTTGAAGTTGAAAGTCTGCTGGTGGTGAAAAATAACCGTGGTATTGATGAAAACCGCGTTCGCCATCTTGATTACGGCGTCATGAGTAACCGTCTAATGTACCGTCGACTCGTCAGAAGCGAGAACATCACTCTGTTCAGCCCGCATGATGTGCCTGATATGTACGAAGCCTTCTTCACAGACCAGGAGCTGTTTGAAAAGCTGTACCATAAATACGAAGCCGATGATTCAATTCGCAAGAAGCCAGTACCTGCCATTGAGCTGTTCTCATCTCTGATGCAGGAACGAGCGTCCACGGGCCGAATTTATATTGCGAACGTAGATCATATTAACGAGCATGGCGCTTTCATTCCTGCTCTTGCACCTGTTCGCCAGTCAAACCTGTGCATGGAGATCACTCTACCCACTCGTCCACTGGCATTTACCGACGACCCGAACGGTGAGATCGCGCTATGCACTTTATCCGCTTTTAACCTCGGAGCCATCCGTTCACTGGAGTCTCTTAAAGAGGTGGCGTTCTATGCCGTTGCTGCACTGGATTCGTTACTGGATTATCAAGACTATCCGATGGAGGCAGCCGAAGTGCCTGCCAAAGCTCGTCGTAGCTTGGGAATTGGTGTAACCAACTTTGCTTATTACCTGGCAAAGAATGGCGTTCGTTATTCTGATACCGCTGGCAATAAACTGGTGCATGAAACGTTCGAAGCTATCCAGTATTACCTTCTTGATGCCAGCTGCCGACTTGCTGAAGCAAAAGGTGAGTGTGACTGGTTTGAGCAGACCAAGTACGCAATTGGTCAGTTGCCGATCGACCATTACCGTTCTTCATTAGACGAAAGTGGCGAAACCAACTTTGAGTTAAAGATGCCGTGGGAAGAACTGCGTGAACGTATTGCAAAATACGGCCTTCGCAACTCCACACTGACGGCACAAATGCCATGCGAGACTTCCAGCCAGATCACTAATTCCACCAACGGCATCGAACCGCCTCGTGGCCCGGTGTCGGTGAAATCTTCTAAGGACGGCATCGTTAAGATGGTCGTGCCTGAGTTTGAAAAACTGAAGGAACAGTATGAATACCTGTGGGATATGCCGGACAACCGCGGCTATCTGACAAAGGTGGCGATCATCCAGAAGTTCTTTGACCAGGCTATTTCAGCCAATACCAACTATGACCCTTCTCGCTTTGAAGGCGATAAAGTCCCAATGATGACGCTACTGTCAGATTTGCTTCTCGCCTACAAGATGGGAGTTAAAACGCTTTACTACCACAACACCAGAGATGGGGCAGGAAAGCGTGATGACGACGAACCGCAGAATCCACTGACGCAAGCTGTAGCCGTCGAGCCAGAAGATGAGTGCGACGGAGCCTGCAAAATCTGACATATGGTGGGGGATATCCTCACCTTCTCTTTGATTTGTAAGCCTTGTTTAAACACATAAGATAACAACTTGTTTAAACGCACCAAAAAAGAAAAAGGAAAAACACATGTCATATTCAACGTTCCGTTTGGGTGCTAATGATGCAACCAAAGAGCCTATGTTCCTCGGACAATCTGTCAACGTGGCACGTTACGATCAGCAAAAATACCGTGATTTTGAAAAGTTGATTGAACGTCAATTGTCTTTCTTCTGGCGGCCGGAAGAAGTTGATATTTCGAGCGATCGTATCGACTTCAACACGAAGCTGCGGGACCACGAACGTCACATTTTTCTGAGCAATCTCCGTTATCAAACGTTACTCGATTCAGTTCAGGGACGTAGCCCAAATGCAACGCTGCTGCCGCTTATCTCTATTCCTGAACTGGAAACGTGGGTTGAAACATGGTCTTTCTCTGAGACTATCCATAGCCGCAGCTACACCCACATTATTCGTGGCATGGTGGACGATCCGAGCATTGTTTTTGACGGTATTGTTACGGATGAAGAAATCATCAACCGAGCGATCAGTATCTCTGCTGAATATGACAGGCTTTATGGGATGACCTGCGAGCGCCAGTCGTTAGGTGAGAAAGAGTTTGAACGTCTGTACGTAAATGAATATGGCTGGGAGCCATACCCTTTGCATCGTCAGCTTTTCCGCACGTTGGTGTCCATTAATGCGCTTGAGGCGATCCGTTTCTATGTAAGTTTTGCATGTACGTTTGCCTTTGGCGAACGGAAGTTGCTTGAGGGTAACACCAAAATTATGCGCTTTATTGCCCGTGATGAAGCTCTGCATTGCGAAGGAACTGAACGCATGATCCGCTTCATGCGTACCGGTCGCGAAGGTTTATTGTGGAAAGAGATTGCTGCTGATGAAGAAAACGTCATTTACGACACCATGAAATCAGTCGCCGAACAAGAAATGAACTGGGCAGACTATCTCTTCAAAGACGGTTCGATGATTGGTTTAAACGCGGATATTCTGAAGACCTATGTAAAATACCGAACCAATCTGGCTATGAATCGTCTTGGCCTGAAGGCTTTATTTCCAGAAGTTACCACTGATCCGCTGGTCTGGATGAACAAGTGGTTGTTAACCGACACACTGCAAATTGCACCACAAGAGGCAGAGCAAAGCACATATCTGGTAGGTCAGATCGATTCTACCGTGGATAAGGCTTCTCTAAGCCAGTTTGCAGACCTGTAAACCGATACAAAGCATTATGTGGCCTGGCAACGCTGGGCCACAATGGATCACAAGAATTAAGAAGGAACAAAACTAGCATGAACTTTACCAAACTGACTGACCACCTGAAACTTGCCACCGATCGACTCATTGGATTTAAGCCAGAACCATATGAGTTGCATGAAGGCCATGGTGTAGCCACTGAAAGTATTTACAAGATGGTCGATCAGTTTCATGAACTCTTCCAGCATCCGAGACGCGTTATGCCGACACCAGAGCTGCTTCGTCTCCGTGCAAGCCTGATTCATGAAGAAGCTGTAGTGGAAGGTATTCCAGCTGCAATGAATGGGGATATTGAGCAACTGCTGGATGCAATGGCCGACTTTTTATACGTTGGTGTTGGTACGATGGTCGCCATCAAAGGTGGTATTTCTACCGGCATGACCTATTACACGCAGGAACAGAGCATTGATCGCTTTATGCAGACAATTTTTGTGCCCGGTAACACTGTTTTCGATGATATGGCAATGCCATTTCAGGAAGCTCGTGAGGCGTCATGTATGCTCGAAGAGCTGGCAGATAAACTTGAGAACAAGACTGTTAAGGATTCTGAGCTGATTCAGGAACTGCGCCGTGTCATGAACAAAATCTATGTGGCGTGCATGATGACCTATCGACTGGCTGATTTCCTCGGTATCAATGTAGTCGAGCTGGTTGGCGAAATTCATCGGTCTAACATGACAAAATTATGGCCTGCTGATGTAGAGGAACGTCGCCAGGCTGTGGCCAACTGCAAATACGACTCTTCAGACCTGGGATTTCGCCATGCTGATGGTACCGATAAGATGATCGGTTTTCGAATTTCCGATGGAAAGATTCTGAAGTCTCCAACCTATAGTGATGTCGATTTATCCTCCTTTGTTGAGCAAGCTAAAGCCTCAGCAATGTACGGAATGATCAAAAAATAATTGTAGGTAGTTATCTATCTATGTATATTGTGTTGGCGCGTTAAATTCCTGAAACAACTATTCGTTTTTGGTGGCCTATGGCCACCATTTTTTTATCTATCTGGCCTTGTTCTCTCAATAAATGTAAACTCACGCAATGAATAAGTGGTTACTTATCTTTGTGAGGTTTTTGTGTCACTCCTTTTGAATCGTGAGCATACGAACGGTCAGGTAACAAACGCATCGTATGCAAAAGTTATTGAGACGGTGCTTAAAAGCGGCGTGCAGGCTGATGATCGCACAGGCACTGGTACTTTAAGCACCTGCTACGTTCCCTCTTACTACATGCTTACTGGTGGGACTGTGCCGCTTATTTCTGGAAAGGCGGTAAATCTTAAGCCACTGCTTGTCGAACTTGAGTGGTATCTGAAAGGCACGGGCAACATCCAATTTCTCAAGGATAACGGCGTTAAGATTTGGGATGCATGGGCCGATGAGAATGGCGATTTGGGGCCGGTTTACGGTAAGCAGTGGCGTCGATGGGAAGATACCCGCATCGTGAGCCATAGTGAATATCTGAGCAAGATCGCTACTTTCCGTGAACGCGGGTACAAAGTCGAGGGATACCTGGGTATCAGTGAAGATCGCGTAGTGCTGTCCCGTGAAATCGATCAGCTACAGCGTATTGTCGATACACTGCGCACGAACCCTACCGATCGTCGCATCATGCTTAACGCATGGAACGTAGGCGAGCTTGAGGATATGAAACTGCCACCTTGCCACTTTGTCTTCTCTTTGTGGAGTCGTGAGCTGGATTTTGAAACCCGTTTAACGATGGCAACTGACATTGGTCTTCAACACAGTCGCCTCGGTTACGAGTCTATCTACACCAAGATGCTATACGATCTGGAGATGGACGGCAGTGTTACTGAAGCTGAACTGGATGAACTTGGAATCCCCAAACGCATCCTCAACTCCTGCCTCGTACAGCGTAGCGTAGACACTTTTGTTGGTATGCCATTCAATATTGCTGGCTATGGCATTCTCACTCATTTTCTCGCGAAGATTACGGGTCACATGGCCGGTGCATTTGTGCATTTTGGCTTTGACGTGCATTTGTACAACAACCACATGGAAGGTGTGTGTGAGCTAATGAAACGACAGGCTCCAGAGCATTCAGATCCGGTCGTTATTTTCCCTCATGAATGGTCAGAGTTGGATGATTTCAAATGGGACGAGGTTTTAATTCTTGGCTATGACCCTCTATCGTGGATCAAGGTTCCAGTGGCGGTGTGATATGGCAAGAGGTATGTATGTCTTATGCGAAATTGAAGGTGTGCTGGCAAATGCCAGCCATCGTAAATCAGTATCTGACGCGGATGCAGGCCAGCTCATTGCCGGTGATGAACTCATTTTCCCCACCAGCCGTATGTTGCGTGGTTTTGCTCGCTCAGGGGCTGAAGTGGTGCTTATCAGTAGCCGCTCTGAAACTCTTGAAGCGCCAACTAAACGATGGCTGAAAGATTTTGGCGTTGATTATGACTGGCTTCATCTCGTACCGAATGGCACCAGTTATGAGAAGCATATTAAGCGCACATTAGCGGAGCATAAAGGCGATCTGCTTATCGCTGCGCTGGTGCACGATCCTCGACTCCGTGCCGCTTTAGCCGACTCTCACCATCGACCGGTCATCTATGAGGTGAGCAAATGAAGATGATCGCTGCTGTTGGCCGTAACTATGAGATCGGCATAGCGAATGAACTCCCCTGGCGTTGTTCTACCGATCTGAAGCTATTTAAGAGACTCACCAAAAACGCCACTGTCGTTATGGGGCGTAAAACGATGGAAAGTCTCAAACGCCCTCTTCCAGAGCGTCATAACCTCGTTTTGACGCGCTCTCATGGCTTTGTACCAAATGGATTCTACCCTGCTGGTGTGGATGATGTGTTGCGATTACCAGAGCCTGTGTGGGTGATTGGCGGGGAACAAATTTACTCGCTATTCATGCCGCATGTTGAAGAGATTTGGCTCTCCCACATCGGCGTTGATGTGCCAAACGCCGATGCATTCTTCCCGGCAAGCATGATGCGTAATTTAGGCTTTGTGCCTGTTGAAACAGCTTATACCCAACGAGCCAGCGAGGAAGAGCCTGGCTTTTCGCAGATCGTATACAGAAGGTCGTAATGGATTACCGGATTGGGATCACTGGTGCTCAGGGCAGTGGGAAAACAACCCTGGCTAAATATATCGACAAACATTACGGAATCCCTTACGTGGATGCTGGTGTCGGAAGTTTGATGAGCCGCCTCGGTGTTCGAGTAGGTGATTCTATGCCTCTATATGAGCGGCTTCAGATTCAAATGGAAATAGCAAAGCATATAGAGCTACTTACGCGTGGTGTTGAAGGCTTTGTTATCGATCGCACACCTGCTGATGTTATGGCCTACACGTTGGATTTGGTCGGCCATACAAATGAAGATCGGTGTATTGAGTTAGCCCTCGATATCGAAAAGTTTTGCCACAAAACTGCTATTTCAAACTTTAACGCCATTGCTGGCTTACGCCCGGGAGTCGCTCTCTCAGAGCGAGATTACTTGCGATCACAACGAGCATCATTAGACCGTCTGTATGTCGCTCGTATTGATGCGTTGATGTGCGGGGAACTGACAAAAATTCACCTGCATCCGCAAAGGGGAGATCTGCAAACCTTCGTCGTTTCCAACCGATATCGCACGGTTGAAGCAAGAGCCAGATCAGTGATGAGAATGCTAGATAACGCTGTAGAAAAGATAGAAAACCGGTTCTGTGGCCGAGTGACCGTTCATTAGAAATTGTTCGCCTCTTCGACATTGCGACAATAAAACTCTCAAAATGGGTTAAGGATAAAAAATGTTTAGTGAAATGTTGCTTGAAGATGAACTGGATCGGAAAACAACAGAGGCTTTGATTCGTGTAGCGGACGAACATTCCCGGTCGCTTATGAGCGATCGAGAGGCTCGTCTGGCTATTCGTGCCATATTCGAAACTGCGCAGGGGCTTGTTGGTACACAAGTGGGTGAAGCCATTAACATCGCCATGTCTCAGTTCAGTGAAGGCAGTAAAAAGCCTCTGTTTCCTATGCATTTGATGCTGGCTGGTGGCACGGTGCTTTATATCTCTGTTTGTCTGGATAGCAACCAAATCAATATTCTCAACACTGTGTCAGGTAAGTGGAAAGATCCGATTGTCTGTGAAACCAGTGAAGAAACTTTGAAAAAAGCGGCTCAATTTGTACGTAGCGCACTACTTAAGGGCGCTAAGAAGTTGTAAGGAGTTCTGATGACAACGATTGTTGCAGGCATCGATATCGAGTCTACGGGACTGGATTTCCTTGCTGGTCATAAAATTATTGAAATCGCAATTACCCGCTATGAACTGGAGACACAGAGACATATTGATAGTCTGGAGATGCGTTTTAACCCTCGCAGAAACATAGATCCGAAAGCTCAAGCCGTTCATGGCATTTCATTGGAACAGCTCGCAGCTGAACCTTTGTTGTCAAATCATGCCAGCGAAATTGGCGCTTATATGGGGGCATGTAGTGTGTGGGTTGCTCATAACGGCGAAGCATTTGATATACCATTTATTCGACACGAGTTTTCAGGGTATGGAGTAAGACTGCCAGAAGTTCCTGTTATAGATACTATGTTATCGGGATTGTGGGCCACAGAAGACGGTAAACGTCCCCGCCTTGAAGAGTTGGCCTTCTCTCTTGGCTTTATATACGATCATGCCAAAGCACATAGTGCCTTATATGACACAAACTTAATGATGCAATGCTTCTTTAAGGCACGTAATAAGTACGGATTTTTTAAATTACCCTCTGAAATTGTGTAAAACAAAAGCCTACTTTAAAAAGTTTAAAGTAGGCTTTCTTTTAAAGAACAGTCGCCTTTCAATCATTTCCTGCCTGTATTTAATACTTTTCCGCCTGATAGGTTTAGTCAAAATGTAGCCATCGAAACGCAAATGTAACCAAACAGAAGGAGACTTACATGAGTTCGGTTGAAAATGTAATGACAAATGATGATCTGGACGAGCTGGCAGCCATGTTGCAATCACTTGATGAACCAGTAAAAAAAGCTGCACAGGTTGAAAATACTGATGATATTGACGATCTGCTGCTCGGCCTAGATGCTGGCGTAGCCATGAGTTCTGATGATGTTGCCGAAGAACTGTTCAATGAAGAAAAAGCAGGTGATTTCAGCTCAGCTTTAAATGAGTTGGAGTTAGCGCATGAGCCTATAAACGTAATTAACGCTGAAAGTGGTGAAGCTGCCGAAAACGAACCAGAACAGTTGGGGATCATCGAGGTTGAAGGGTGTGTTGAGATTAATGATGAATTAAAAGTTCAACAGTCAAATGATAGCAACACAAATAAAAAAGCGCGTACTGCAAGAGGTCCTCGTTTTGCTCTAAGTGATAAAGATGATGCGTTTTTCAATAAAGCGGGTTTAGAGAAAGATATTTTTTTAGACGCTTACGATAACGCGCCTGTCAAAGCAAAGGATAAGATATTAAACCTTCTTAATTGGTTTAGCGGAGGTCCAGATATTAGTGTTTACACGGTAATTTCCATGAGACACCTTCTCACAGAAAAGAAGGCTACAAGTAATAGTATTAAGATTGCTTTAATGAGCAATCCAGAAAAACCGTATCCGCTTAACACTGCGTCAACTCAGGCTGGGCAAATGATGGCTGTATTTCCAGCGACAGGAATTGCCGTTAGAGACGGTGGAAATCTAACATTGAACGAAGAATCACCGATCGTTAAGAAGTTTGTCGCGGAGTACACTATTGGATGACGTTCCCCTACTGAAAATAAAGCCCATAGAGAGCTTTATAGTGCTGGGTAAGCCAATCACATACCCAGCACCACAAAAACGCGCCAGAGAGCTTCTCGTTTGCATTTCTGGCGCGTTTTATTTGATTGCCAGACATAAAATCAAATGCAAAAATAGGTATTTACTTACCTATCGAGAAAGAAGATGATTGCAGCCGAAAAAATCAAACAGCGAAAGCGCGACAACTCTCTTCGTGACCTCTGGAGAACACCTGACTGGCTGTTTTCTGCCATTCAACGTTATCTTGGAGTGACATTTGATGTTGACGTTGCCTGCAACAAGGACAATGCAAAGCTGCCTAATTTCATAGGCGTTGAGCGTGATGCTTTGAAATCTGAATGGGGACAGCCAGGTACAATTGCCTTCCTCAATCCACCCTACTCCAAAATCTCCCCCTGGATTGATGCGGCTATACGTGAGCAGGCTCGCGGAGTTACAACAGTGATGCTAATTCCTCAATCCCTAGATACAAAGTGGTATGAGCGTGCAACAGAGTGTGCGAATGAGACGATTATTCTGTCTGGTGGCCGCGTAGCGTTTGTCGAGCCTGACGTCAATCTGGGTCAGGTAGAAGTAAACATCAACCCAGGTGGCAGTATGCTCGTTGTTTTTCGAGGATTCTGTCAGGACGCTGGGCACTCTATAAGCAAGATCCCTTTGGACGTCATGAAAAGTCTGGGAGGGTATGATCCTGCGAATGTGATCAGGAAAAAAAGACCATCAAAGAAGGCTGCTTAGTTTGTTCTGGCGTCTGTAATTAGCCTGCTTCTGTATATATAAATAACTACATATTAATTATTAATATACGGAAGCAGGCTGTTTTGTATCAGAGACTCCAGACCTGAACATCACTACAGAATCCACTAGAACCCCTTCCCAGACGCTTTAAAATCGATTTTATGAACCACTTTAAGGAAACCAACATGTCATACCCGACTAATGTCGTTGCGCTCGTAGAGAGCGATTTTCTGGCCCAGGCTCGTGAAATGATGAAAGATCGTGAGCAGGCTTTCAACTTGTACGAATGGGCAATTAAGTGCTTGCATCTTGGCGAGCATCGCGAACTTGTTGAACAGCTTTTAGGTGAGTTGATCAATGAGGTGTTTGCCTTGAATGTTCAACTACATGGTAGAGAAAATAATCAATCACAATGATAGATAAGTACAAACTATTCATAAAGTGAATTGTAAGTGCTAAGATCTGATAGTTTCCAGTCGTAGACTGGAGACTCGACCTGATGGGTGGGGGTAAGCGTCACTGGCGTCAGGTTTAAAAAAGCTCACTACCAGCGTAGAACTGGTGCCGTTTAGGTGTCGGGGAAGGGGGGAACCAAAGTGAGCGGAGACAAGGGTCACTTTATGATTGTCGAGTCTGGGGTGTTTCGAGAGGTTGAGTCCAGTACTCCCCTTCATAAAGTGTGGGAAGATCTCGGTTCTGGGGTGCTGTCATCCATAACTTCCCAAGTCTAAGCTGGCAGTAGACTTAGACCATAACTTTTCAGGTTATGAAACGACCAGGTTGGTGAGGGATTTTTATACTCACCTCCCTGGGAGAGTATTACCTGAAAAGACAACCTCTCACTTCGTTCGAGGTGAACTTCACTCACTTCGTTCGTTCAGTTCAGGTTTATAAAAACCTGTTCTGGGAAGTAATTTGTTTATTTTAATAATTATTAACACGCACGCGTGTGCGCACGCGCGAGGAAAAAAAATCGGCGCGGCGCTTGATTCAGGAGTTTATATGACGACGAAGACACCAGCCCGATCGCAAGAAAAAACTCGCAAAAAAGCCAAAAACAAAAATTCTCCCCGCACCAATTCCACAACGCCTGTCGTAGAGTTCAATCCCCAGCTTAAAACCGTGAAAATCTTCAGTGATGGCTCTTGCCTTAAAAATCCGGGTGGCCCGGGCGGTTACGGTATAGTTCTCCAGTATCGTGGTGAGGAACGCGAGTTCTCAGATGGTTTTCATAGCACCACCAATAACCGCATGGAGATGATGGGGGCACTTATCGGGCTGGAGCGTTTGAAATATCCATGCAACGTTATTTTGCACTCTGATAGCCAGTATCTGAAAAACGGCATGACACAGTGGATGAAATGGTGGAAACGCAATGGATGGGTGACTTCTGACAAAAAACCGGTAAAGAATGTTGATCTGTGGAAGCGTCTGGATGAGGCTGCAAGTCGACATAATGTTCGCTGGAAGTGGGTTAAAGGTCACGCCGGGCATCGTGAAAATGAAATATGTGATCGACTCGCGAAGATCGCAGCTTTTTCCGCAGCAGATATGCCTCACAAGAAAGATATTGGTTTTGTTTACAACAAGCAGTAAGTAAGTGTTTACCTATCATTTTAAATCATGTATCTTATCGGCGTCAGGATGACAATGTGTCGGTAAGACACAGTTCCAGGATGGAACGAGAAAGGCGGCTGGCAATCGCCAGCCGCAACTCTTTCTGACACTGGATGGAGGCCACATGGCCAGTCCAACCTATTTTACTTCTGCCAC